AGGCGAGTGTGTGTGTGACCTGGGGGTAGGGAGGTTCCCATGCCTTTCGCTAGCACGACTGTCCGGAATCGTCGCCGCGCTCAGGTTCGTCAGCGTGATGGCGATGCTCCATGCGCGTTGCGGATCACTGCTGATTGCCAGGCACTGGGCGGGGTTATCGACTATGACGCTCGCCCACCTCATCCGCGGTCGTTTGAGGTTGACCACATTGTTAGTTCTGTTGAGGCCGCTCGATTGGGTTGGTCTCAGGAGGATGCGGATGGGCTGGATAACTGCCAGGCAGTGTGTCGGCAGTGTAATCGTGCGAAGTCGTCTGGGGATCGTGCTGTCCCGGAAGTGAGGGAGTCGTACGTGAATCCGCGCTTTGCCTAGACCTTTGCACCAGGCTTTTGGTGCGCCACGCTGACGTCGGGCGGTTAACCGGCGGGTCCGAGAGGATATGTGATGGCTGAGTACAGCACTTTGAATGAGGCGATGGCCGCTGGTGATGAGCTGGCGGAGGCGAAGATTCGGTATCGCCTGCTTGCTGAGGCGTTTGAGGATATGCCGCAGCTCCGCTCGCAGCTGAACACGCAGATTGAGCGTGCTAAGGCCGAGATTTTGCGGTTGAAGGCGCTCAACTCTGAGTCGGAGTCGGCTCCGAAGGAGTCCGGCAAGGTTGTGGCTTTCGATGCCGACCGGTTCCGGAAGTCGGGTTAACCCTGCGCCGCTTGTCGATATTGCTCGCCAGTGCTTCGTCCCGGATGACATTTCACATACCCGCTACTACGAGCTGATTGCCCCAGAGCTCCCCGGTATGGGTGTGGCGTTTGATCGCTGGCAGGAAGACATTTGGTACGCGGCCTTGGGTTTGCGTGAGGACGGCACGCTGGCGTGCGACGTCATGGGTGTGACGTTGAGTATCGCTCGGCAGGCCGGCAAAACGTGGGGCATCATGGTCGGGCTGATCGCGATCTGTTTGTCTCGTCCGGGCACGTTGGTGGTTTGGTCGTCTCATCATGATCGGACGTCATCGGAGACGTTGACGAAGATCGCGGGGATTGTGGAGAAGCCGGCGATCAGGCCGAAGATGCGTCCTATGCATCCTGTGGTGCAGTCTGACGACAATCGGGGTGTGCATTTCGCGAACGGGTCACGGATTTTGTTCGGCGCCCGGGCTCAGGGTTTCGGTCGTGGCTTCTCGGAAGTTGATATTCAGGTGTATGACGAGTGTCAGAACTTGAAGGAGTCGGCACTGACGGACATGCTCGCCGCGATGAACGTCTCCGAGATTGGTTTGGCGTTCTTTATGGGTACGCCGCCGCGGCCGCAAGAGGTTGCGTTGGGTGTGCATGATGCGTTCAAGCGTCGTCGTGATCGTGCGCTGGAGCAGAAGAAGCGGCGCCCGTTCAAGGGTGTGTATGTGGAGTTCGCTCCGGAGTCTCCCGATGATGTTGTGGCCGATATTGATGCGCCGGGTTTCTGGGATCGGTTGGCTGAGGCTAATCCGTCGTTCGGGCATCGTGTTGGTAAGTCGGCGATTGAGCGTCTGGTGGAGAACATGTCTCCGGAGGATGTTCGTCGTGAGGTGTTCGGGATTTGGGATAAGACGAACGAGGTTTCGTCGGTTGTTCCGGGAGATCAGTGGCGGTCGCTGTGCTGCGACGTGGACGATCTTGGTGACGTTTCAGCGTTCGGGGTTAGTGCAACCAGGTCTGGTTGGTTCTGGATTGTTGCGTGCTGGTCTGGTGTCGACGATGGGGTGCATGTCGAGATCGCTCTTGGCACGCAGTCTGAGGTTGAGGCTGTGGATTTCCTGCGCGCGTACGCGTCTCGGAAAACGCCGATCAAGCATGATTCGGTTGGTGCGGCGAAAGCGTTGGGCGAGAAGCTGAAGCAGCTGAAGTTTAAGTCTTCGGTGTATTCGTCTAACGAGTCGGTCGCTGGCAATGCGTTGTGGGTGAGTCTTGTTGATCAGGGCCGTTTGACGCATGGCGGCCAGGCTGAGCTTGATGTGGCGGTGCGTGGGGCTACGCGTAAGGATCGTCCGTCCGGCGGGTGGATGATGATGCCGCGTGCTGAGTCGTTTGATATTGGCCCTGCGATTGCGATGTCGGCGGCGGTGTATGCGGCGGTGACGTCGAAGCCGCGCAGTTCTGGGGGCGCATCGTTCGCCTGAGGTTTTGGTGACCTAACTACGGAAGGGAGGTGTAGCTGCGATGCTTGATGATCGCGAGATACGCGATGTGATCGCCGCAATGTGGCAGATTCACCTCTCCGAGCGTTCATGGCTGGACCGTATCGGCGACTACGCGAAGGGTATCCGTGGGGTTCCAGAGGTTCCGGAGTCGGCGGAGCAGGAGATCAAAGATCTAGCTCGGCTGTCAGTGAAGAACGTTCTAGGTTTGGTTGTAGATTCGTTCGCCCAGAATCTGTCGGTGACCGGGTATCGGTCTGCGGATGCGCAGGATAACGATCCGGCGTGGCGAATTTGGCAGGCGAACCGGATGGATGCTCGCCAGTCGTCGGTATATGTTCCTGCCTTGACGTACGGGGCGTCGTACATGACGGTGACTGCTGGCCCAAATGGTCCGATGTTGTCGCCTCGGTCTCCGAAGCAGATTCTGACGGCGTATGTCGATCCTGTTGCTGATGAGTGGCCGCAGTATGCGTTGGAGATGTGGGTCACTCAGGTTGATGCGAAGTTGCGTCGCCGTGGCCGCTTGTATGACGACGAGTTCGCCTATGACCTTGATCTGGGTGAGGTGTCGGAGTCTGATCCGACGCTTCGGAGCGCTTCTCATCCGATCAGTGTTGTGGTCGATGGTGATCCAGTGCCGCATGGCGCTACTTATGGTGGCGAGCGTGTGTGCCCTGTGGTGCGGTTCGTCAATGGTCGTGATGCTGACGGTGCGATTGTTGGCGAGGTGGCACCGTTGATTCGTGATCAGCAGGCGATCAATTCGGTGAATTTTGATCGTCTGGTGGTTTCGCGGTTCGGGGCGTTCCCCCAGAAGGTGATCACAGGGTGGACGGCATCGCCTAGTGAGATTCTAGCGGCGTCCGCTAAGCGTGTGTGGGCGTTTGAGGATGAAGACGTTGACGCGAAGGCGCTTCCTGCTGCGGATACGGGTCAGTACAACGACATTCTGGATGAGATGATCCAGCATGTTGCGATGCGGGCGCAGATTTCGCCGGCTCAGGTGACGGGCAAGATGGTGAATATGTCCGCTGAGGCTTTGGCGGCTGCTGAGGCGAATCAGCAGCGGAAGTTGCAGGCTAAGCGGGACAGTTTCGGTGAGTCGTGGGAGCAGGTTTTACGTCTGGCTGCCGAGATTGATGGCGATGAGGAGACTGCGGCTGATTCTGGTGCTGAGGTGGTTTGGCGGGACACTGAGGCTCGTGCGTTCGGCGCTGTCGTCGATGGGATTACGAAGCTTGTCGCGGCTGGTGTGCAGTTGCGGGATGTGGTTCATTTGGTTCCTGGGTTGTCGCAGCAGCAGATCAAGGCGATCAAGGATTCAATTCAGCAGTCCACTGTTGTTGATCTGGTGTCGAGCATCAGGCAAGGAGCGGCAACGGCTCAGCGTGATCCCCAGGTGGGGGATATAGCAGGTAGGACAGTTGCCCAGTCCGACTGACGCCGACGCTTTGCAGCAGGTTCTATCGGACTTGGCGACGCTGAATACATCTCAGCTCGTGCAACTGTGGCGGTCATACTCTGACATTGCGGAGTTCGATCGGATTGTCTCTGCTGCGTTGCCTGAACTTGTAGCTCCGCAACTGTCGGCAGCGTCGATGGTCACAGCGCAGTGGTACACCGAAACCGCGCCGCAGCTGCCCTATAAGGCGTCACCGGTCATCGAACCGATACCAGAAGACCGCATTCAGAAAACGGTGTCGTGGGCGTTCCACGCCCCCGGAGAAGCCTCTCCACTGGACCGGCTCGCAGGGTCTACACAGCGGATGGTGTTCGACGCCTCGCGGGAAACAGTTCTTGCCAACCTAGAGAACGAAATCGCCGCCGCTGGATCGCCATTTCCAGCTAGGACCAGATGGGCACGCTACGCGTCGGCTACAGCATGCCCGTTCTGCCGGATGCTCGCCACACGCGGCGCAGTGTACTGGTCCAGAGAATCAGCCGGGGCATCAACCAAGTACCACGACCACTGCCGCTGCATCGCCGTCCCAGTTCGCCCGGGCCAGTCATACGAGCCTCCACCGTATGTGGACAAATGGGAAGACGACTACCAAAACGCCGTCACCGCCGCCCGCGAGGACGGAGAGACGAAAGGCGCCCACGGCGCGATCGACACGAAAGCCGTTCTACGGCGCATGACTTCAGCCTGACACTTCAGGCGAAGGCGCGGACGACCTGCGCTATCAGAAATGGTCGGGCCACTCCAATAACGCGGAGGTTATATCACCATGCCCGAAGAGGCTGAAAACACCGTCGAAGACGGCGCAACAACCCAACCCGGAAACGGGGACGAACAGCAGAGCTCGTTCAAACCCATCACATCTCAGGACGAGTTCGATCGGATCATCCAGCAGCGAATCGCACGCGAACGAAGCAAATTCTCCGATTACGACGACCTGAAGTCGAAAGCCGAAGAGCTGGACAAAATCCGCGAGGGCGAGAAGACCGAGTTGCAGAAACTCACCGAGCAGCTGCAATCAGTCAGCTCACGGGCGGAAAAGGCAGAACGCGACCTTCTCGTGACGTCAGTGGCGGCAGAGAAAGGTGTCCCAGCGGCCAGCCTCACGGGTAGCACCAAAGAGGAACTGGAAGCCTCCGCTGATCAGCTGATCGCATGGCGTGATCAGCAATTGCAACAGCAAGCCCCAAAGCTCAAACCGCCTGCAAAGAACCTGAAATCAGGAACAACAGGCACTGAGACCGCAGACCTGGACCCGAAAGCAGCAGCAGCTGAAGCTCTGCGTCGGATGCGGGCCGGCGGTTAACCCAACCATCGAAACCCGTTCGAGGATCGGCCTCGGCGGAAAACCATGAAAGGAAGGCCATCATGGCTGACATTTCACGTTCCGAGGTCGCGACCCTCATCCAGGAGGCCTACGCAAACGACCTCCTGGCGTCCGCGAAGAAGGGATCGACTGTGTTGCAGGCGTTCCCGACTGTCAACATGGGCACCAAGACCACTCACCTGCCCGTCCTGGCGACCCTGCCTGGCGCTTCGTGGGTGTCGGAGTCCGCGACCGAACCTGAGGGTGTGAAGCCGACGTCTGAGGCGACGTGGGCCGACCGGACCCTGGTCGCTGAGGAAGTCGCGGTCATCATTCCCGTTCACGAGAACGTGGTTGATGACGCATCGACCTCGCTGCTGGAAGAGATCGCGGCTCTTGGCGGCCAGGCGATCGGTAAGAAGCTCGATCAGGCTGTCATCTTCGGCACCGACAAGCCGTCGTCGTGGGTGTCGCCCGCGCTGCTCCCGGCGGCCGTCGCGGCAAACCAGGACTACACGATCGTTCCGGGTGACGCGAACGAAGACGACCTGATCGGCTGCATCAACCGGGCGTCGAAGGCGGTCGCGGCAGCCGGGTACATGCCTGACACGCTGCTCGCCAGCCTGGGATTCCGTTTCGACGTGGCGAACCTTCGTGACGCGAACGGTAACCCGATCTTCCGCGATGAGTCGTTCAACGGGTTCGGTACCTACTTCAACGCCAACGGTGCGTGGCCTGTCGGTGTCGCTGAGGCGCTGGTGGTGGATTCCTCGCGAGTTCGGATCGGTGTCCGTCAGGACATCACCGTGAAGTTCCTCGATCAGGCCACGGTCGGATCGATCAACCTCGCTGAGCGTGACATGATCGCTCTCCGGTTGAAGGCCCGCTTCGCGTACGTGCTCGGCAACGGCGCGACCGCGGTTGGCGACAACAAGACGCCCGTCGGCGCTGTCGTCCCGGATGGCAGCTAAGGCGATAAGCGAATGTCACTGGCGGATATCGATGACCTGAAGTTGGTTCTCGGGCGTGAACTGACGCCGGACGAAGCCACTCGTGCAGGTCTTCTCCTCGAAGAGGCGTCCGACCTCGTTGTCGGGTACCTCGGGTGGGAGTCGATTCCTGACGTGATTCCTGGTGCTGTGGTGAGGGTGGTGGCGCAAATCGCCGCTACCGCCCTCACTGCACCTCAATCGCCATACCCCGAAGGCACAACCGCATCTGCTGGCCCGTACTCGTTTAAGTGGGGCGGTGATTCGTCAAACTTGTATCTTACGAACGCGCTCAAACTGCGTCTGCGGCCATACCGCATATCGATGAACAGCATCCCGCTGGGTTCCGACAGGTACATGCCGTGACGTTCCCTACTCCGTACACGGTGACGCACTATCCGCACGTCGGTGACTCGTCGGATGGTTTGGGGAACACGGTTCCCCAGTTCGGTTCCGGGGTGTCTGTTCCAGTGATTCAACTTGCCCCGCATGTGCAGGTGGTGGGGACGTATTCGATTGTGGAAACCGAAACGATCGATGTTGACCTGTACTTGCCGCCCGGTTCGCCGGTGAAGGTGAAAGACCGTGTGGGGTATGGGTCGGATGTGTTCGATGTGGTTGCTGTTCGTGACTGGAACATGGGTTTTCATGGTTGGGCGCCGGGTTTGGTGGCGGAGCTGCGGAAGGTGTGATGAATCGTGGCGAACGGTCCAACGAGGAAGAACCCTTTGGCGAAGTTCGGTGTGCGGCTTGATGATTTCGACAAACTGCCTGAGGTGAACGAGGGCGTCAACGAGTTCATGGACGAGGTTGTTGACGCGTGGAAGAACAATTCTCCCGTGGGCACCGGCGCTTACCGTGATTCTGTTCAGGTGACGGAACGGTCCACGAACAAGGGTCGCGGGAAGGTCGGCGCGACTGATCCGCAGGCGCATCTCGTGGAGTTCGGGTCGGCGCACAACGACGAGTACGCGCCTGCCCAGAAGACAGCTAAACAGTTCGGCGGCAGCGCGTATGGCGACTGATTCAGCGCCGAGTATCCATCGTGTACTGGTGGCGTGGCTGTCCCCTTTGGGGAAGGTTTCTACTCGCCGCTTGTCGGGTGATCCGTTGCCGCATCGTGTGGTTCGTCGTGTCGATGGTCGTGATGTTCCCGAAGAGGGCAGCGATTCGGCTGTCGTGTCGGTGCACACGTTCGCCGCGTCTGATGAGGCCGCTGAGAATGAAGCCGAGTTGACGCATCAGCGGATGCTGGAGCTTGTCTCTGATCCGCTGGTGGAGATACCGCTCGGCGGTGGTGTTGTTGCGCGTATCGACTACGCGCGTGTGCTGATGAAACCGGTCCTCGTCGAGTATGACGACGACGGTCACCTGGTGCGGCATGTGGGCCGCTACGAGATCGGTGTTCAGTACATCTAATTGAAGTTTCAGCCCTGACAAGGGGCCTGGCGGTAACGCCGGGTCCCTTTTTTGTTCGCCGGAAAATTCGCAATCCGGTCCCTTATCCAAATGAGAGGAGCGTCCCTATGACGCAGCCATTGACCGGCACCGACTGGAGCGCCGGCGGATTCACTGACATTCACAAGCCGTTCATCGAGCGTGGCGGCCTGCAGGCGGTGTTCATCCGCGACAATCGCGGTGCCGCGACGGACATGTCGCCGTTCGAGGATGATTGCGTGACGGTGAAGTGGTCGCCGTACGCGCAGGACGGAAAGCTTCGCGACGACCTGTTCATCCGCCGGAAGGTGAACGGCAAGTACGAGTACAACACTTCCCCGAATGAGGGTTGGTGGCACATCGGCTGCAACCCTGAGGATGGCGGTGCGGAACGTGAACCGGATGTCACCTCTGACGATTTGATGGTGTTGCAGTCTAAGTTCCCGGTCGATTCTGAGGTGACGGAGAAGTCGTACTCGGTGCGGTTCGTGGCGCTCGGTACTGCTGATCCGCTGATTCACCGGCTGGAGTCGGAACTTCCGTTGTGCGACAACGCGGGTAATCCGCTGGTGGCTCTTCCGGGTACCCCTGACTACGGTGAGGGTCCGCTGCTGGACGCTGATTCGGCGGAGTACCAGCTTCTGCTGCTGTACGCGCGCCGCACCTCGGGCGGGTTCATTTACCGCGCTGAGGGTTATCCGGCGGTGAAGCTGGACGACCAGGCGTCGAAGCAGCGGTCGAAGACCGACCCGGACGCGGCGGACCTGACGTACAAGGTGCTGCCGAATGAGTACTTCATGCGGCCTGACCCGGCGGGGACGATCGCCCTTGTTCCCGGCTACTTCTATGTGTGGATGGGTGGCCCCGGCTGGGATGCGCAGTATTCGGACGGCAGCTAGCCGGTAAGTCGTCCTGCCGGGTGGGTTGGTTTGGGGCTGGCACCCACCCGGCAGGCACCCACATAAAGCCAGCCCAACCCCTCAACCCCGAAGCCCCCCCTTTTTAAGGAAGCCCCTGATGTCTGTGAAGAAACCCGAGAACAATGGTGCCGCCGCGCGTGAACAGGCCACCGAGTTCGATTCGCCGTTCGCTGATCGTGTTCTGCGCTTCGATGACGGCAGCACCATGACGATCCCCCCGCACCCGAACCTTCGGATGCTCGACGATGATGCGCTGGAAGCGTACGAGGCGTATCTCGAAGAGATCGAAACCTATGACCGGGAGCCTGACCTGTACATCCCGGAGCAGACGGTGAAGGACCGTGACGGCAACGAGATGGTCCTGCCGGCGGAGACCCGTCCCGGCGCGGTGAAAGGTCCCCCGTACTACAAGGACGGTAAGCGTGTGTCGCCGCCGCGTGAGGTGCGGATCGTTCAGGTCGTGCTGGGCATGGACAACTACGAGGTCCTGCGGTCGAAGAAGATCGGTGGCCGCGCGGCTGGTGCCCGGGATGTGTGGCGGGCGTGGACCGAGCAGGGCTTCACGATCGCGGAGCGCGCTGAGTCCGACTCGAAAAGTGATGGAAGCTCAGTGGTTCTGGAGACTGTACCCGAGGCAGATAGCGAGTGATCTGCGGCGCTTTTTCGGGTTGAGTGTTTCGGATTGGCATCAGGGCAGGCTGTCCAGTTTGGAGTTGCTGGACCTGTTCGGGGTGCGGTTCGTGGACAATCCTGAAGAACATGTTCGCGAGTTGTATGTGGATTTCGCGCCGGTTGATGGTGCGGTGGCGCGGGCTGTTCGTGGTGGCCGCTGGTCTGAGTCGGAGTTGATAGCGGCGGAAACATACAACGAGATCGCCCGGTTCAGGGCGTCATTCCATGCATCGAAGAGCCGTAAAGCGGCGTATGAGCCGTTCGCTTTCGAGGACCCGGTTGATCGGTTGGAGAAAGCGAAAGCGTCGGTTGAGGCGCACGAGTTGCAGCGTGAGGTTGAGGCCGATCTGTTCGGCTGGTGACGGGAGGTGAGTGTCTGATGCCGATCTATGTGGACATTATTTCTCGTCTTGATGAGCGTGCTGCTGCGGTGGCGGCGAAGAACATTGAGCGTGAGATGGCTGCTGCTGGTGCTCGTGGCGGTTCGGCTGCTGGTCGTGCGATCGGTGAGAATGTCACCAAGGAGGCGGCTGCCGCGGGCCGTAATGCTGGTGAGCAGTTGTCGCGTGAGGTTGATCGTGCGACGAAGGCTGCGGGTTCTCGCATTGTTGATGGGTTCGCGGCGAATGGTGTGTCGGCGGGCCGGGGGTTTGGTTCGTCGTTCAGTTCGTCTTTGGTGTCGTCGTTGCCTGTGGCGGGCCGGTTTTCGTCTGCCCTGTCGGGGTATGAGGGTGCGGCGTCGAAGGCTGGCGCGTTGGCTGGCCGCGCGTTGGGCACGGCGTTCACGGCCGCCGCGACAGGCATCATCGGCGCCGCCGGTGTTGCCCTGTTCAAGGGGTTTGATCGGTACAAGTCTCTTGATGCGACGTCGCATCGTCTTGCCGCGATGGGGAACAGCGCCGAGCAGGTTAAGACGATCATGTCGGATATCAACGAGGTGGTTGTTGGTACTCCGATTGCGTTGGATGAGGCGGCAAAGGCGGCTACTCAGTTCCTTGCCGGTGGGGTGAAGCAGGGCCGCCCGTTGCAGGCGGCGTTGACGGCGATCGCGGACGCTGCCGGTGCGTCTGGCCAGAAGTTCGGCGACCTGGCCGTCATCTTCAACCAGGTGTTCAACAAGGGCAAGCTGCAGGCCGAAGAGATGTTGCAGCTCAATGAGCGTGGCATCAATGTTCAGGCGGCGTTGCAGAAAGAGTTCGGCCTGACGAGCGCCGAGATTCAGAAGATGTCGAAGGACGGCACGATTTCGTTCGGCATGCTTGTGCAGGCGATTGAGGGCCAGTTCGGTGGCATGTCGAAGAAGCTGGCCGACACCGTTGACGGCGCCTTGTCGAACATGAACGCCGCCGTGGGCCGTGTTGGGGCGAACTTCATTTCGGCTCTGTTTGGTGACCCGCTGGACACTACTGAGGGTCCCGGGGCGTTGGCGAAGTCGATCAACAACGTGACCGACAAGTTGAATGACTTGAACGCGTGGATCGTCGCGCACAAGGACGACATCAAGGATGCGTTCGAGGGTGCGGTTGAGACTGCGCAGGATCTGTGGGATGCGCTGTCGAGTGTGGTCGAAATGCTGGACCGGATCGGTATCAGCGTTGGTGATGTGGTGACCGCGTTCGTGGCGTGGAAGGCGATCGCCGGTGTTACCGCGTTGACGCAATCCCTTTCAACAGTGAGCACTACCTTGGCGGGGCTGCCTGCGACTGCCGATAAGTCGGCTAAGGGGATTTCTGCTGCGCTGTCGCGGGTGGCGGTGCCGGCGTGGTTGGCGTTCCTGGTCGCGCAGAACGGCCCTGAGATTGAGCAGGCCATTCAGAACGCGATTCCTGGCGCGGAGAATTGGAATCATTCGAACACGCCGGACCAGTTGGGGCGCAGTGCCCGTGAGTGGTGGGACCGCAACATTCAGGGCGGCACGGGGGTTGATCCGCAGCCGTCGCCGCTTCCTCAGCTCGGCGGCGGGTCTGGACCTGGCACGCCTACGGTTGGTGGTATCCCGATACCTGGGCTTGTTGGCCCGAACTCGAATGGTCCAGCGTCCCCGTTCGGCAACCTGCCTGGTCAGGTTCCATTGGATGTTTCCGTGGAGGACCGACGCGGGCGCCGTGGCAGTGGTGGTGGTGCTGCTGCGGATGCGGGTCCTGATGGTCCGTTGGCTGATCTGTTTCCGGGCGCTGCGGGTAGTGCCGACGGGTCGTCGTCTGGCCCGAAGTTGCCGGATGCGCCGGTGTTGCCGTATGACACGACGTTGCCGCCGGGGATTCCTGGCATGCCGCAGGACGCTGCCGTGTTCTCCGCTGAATCGTCGTATCTGGATGCCCGCCACAAACTGGCGGAGAAGCGTGCCCGCGCAGCCCAGTTGGAGCAGTCCACCGAGGCGACCGAGGAGGACCGGCTCAAGGCCCGTAACGATGTGATCGAAGCGGAACGTGACCTTCAGGCCGCTGAGATGCGCATGGGTGAGGCCCGCGCGAATCAGTACGAGAAGTTGACGAAGCAAACCGACAAGCATGCCAAGGATTTGGGGCAGATCGGCGCCCAGCTTGATCAGGATTTCGGTATCTCGAAGGGTTTGGCGGGGATCGCGGAGAACATCACGAAGTTCGTGGCGAACCTTGCCGCCGCACCGTTGTTGGGGCAGTTGCAGGCCATTTCGGCGTACAACCCGACCCAGGGCGGTCACGGGTTGATGGGTGTCCTTGGGGCGCAGGGAGTGTTCGGTCCGCAGTACCAGAACAACCAGTACGACCGGGGTTCTTACCCGTCGGCTGGTGCGACCGGTGTGTCCGTGACGCCGATCGGTGCCTATCCCGGCGACGCGGCGCTTCTGGCGAACGTGCCGGCCGGCCGGTACACACAAGAACAACGCGGCGACCTGACGCAGGGTTTGGCTGATTGTTCTAGCGCTGTTGAGGATCTGGTCAACTTGATGGATGGCCGCCCGACGACCGGCGCGAGCATGTCGACCCACAATGCGGACGAGTGGTTGACTGCGCGTGGCTTCGTCAAGGGCATGGGCGGTCCGGGTGATTTCCGTGTCGCCTTCAACCCCTCGCATATGCAAGCCACCTTGCCTGGTGGCACGCCGTTCAACTGGGGCAGCGCTTCCGCTGCCGCGCGGCGTGGTATCGGTGGCACGGGCGCGGATGATCCGTCGTTGACGTCGCGGTATTACCGTCCGGTGACGTCGGTCCCTGGCGGGTCGGCGGCGGCGGCGGCGGGTGCGCCGGGGTTGTACAGCCCTCAGAACACTGACCCTGCGTTGAATAACCCGGCGGCTCCGGTGTCGTCGGGTGCGTGGGCGCCGAACCCGGCGCCGCTGCCCACCACGGGTGGCGGTGGTGGCCCGATGGCTGCTGGTGCACCGCAAGGCCTGTTCACTGGTGGCCCGACGAACACCACCAACATCGGCGCGAACGTCGCACCGTATGCCGGGTCCGGTTCCGGTGGGATCGGCATGGACGGTGGCGGCGCGCTCGGCATGGCGGTGCAGGCCGGCGGGATGGCGTTGGACGCGATGGCTCCCGGCGCGGGTCAGGCCGCTCAGACAGGGGTGAAGCTGATCAACCGTGCCATCGAGTACGGCGGCCAGGTCGCCGCGATCGGCGCCCAAGGGTTGATGGAAACGTTCCTGCCCACGGGTGGATCGGATTTGGCGAACAACAACTGGATCACCCGCATTGCGGGTGGTTTGGCTGGTGCGGCTCCGGCGTTGCCGAACCTTGCCGGTCAGGCTTCCCAGCAGCGCAAGGACATCGACCCGCAAGCCGCTGCGCAAGGACAAGTCCAACCCAAGCAGGGCGGCGACACGAACATCACGGTCAACAATCAGCGTGCCACCGAAGATGGCACCGGCCGCGACATCGCGTATCACCTGCAAAACCAGTACGTCATGCCGGGAGGGTAAATGGCTAAGAAGCATTACCCCGCCACAGATGTAACCCCGCACGGCTGGTACCACCTTGCCAAGGGCGAGAAGCCGATGATGTGGCTCGACGCCTACGACAAGTCGATCACTTTCCACATGATGGGCGGGCTAGCGGTCCCCGACCGGGTTACAGCCCCGGAGATGGTGCACCTCACCTCACTCAAGGGGTTGATCCCGCCGTGGAAACACATCGACCAAAAGGGCGCCACCGAGGATGGCATCACCAACATTGATGCGCTCTACGACCCGATCGAGGTCGAGGTCGGGGTGGAATGCCGCGGCCGGTCCCCGAAGTGGACGCGCCGCGTCTACCGCGATCTGGTCGCGTCGATCGACGCGAAGCAGGAATCGACGCTGAACTTCCTCACCCACGACATGGGTCATTGGTGGGCACCGGTCCGATGGTTCCAAGGAGCGCCGCAAGCACCGTTGGAGATCGGGAAGCGGCAGCGCGAAAGCCTGCGTTTGCGGGCCGATTCGGGGTTCTGGCGGACCTACGACTACACGGCGAGTTTCCAGTTCGAGTACGAGTCGATGACCGACACGTTCAACTACGACACCACGAGCAGTCAGGACCTCGGCGCGGATTGGCCGCTGTACTACGAAGGTGACGGCGGCGGATACATCTACTCCAACGGTGACCAGGCCCGGTGGCGGGACGACCCGGATGATCCTCTGACCACCGAAACCCGAGAAGTGGTGTGCGGACCGTACAAGGACTTTGACACTGACACCGACAACCAGGTTGTGTCGATGGTGCTCGGTGGGTTTCAGGAGTGGAGCCTCCCTGATAGTGGGGCGAATGACCTGTGGGCGCGCATGGGCCGCGACAGCAACGGCGACTGGGACGGTAACGGTGTCCGCATGAGGGTGCAGGGCAACTGGATCAAACTGTCGAGGTTCAACAACTTCTCGCAGACAGTGATGTTCCAACGGCCGCTGCTGGTGGCCCCGCTGATCGGGGAAAAGTTCACCCTGGTCGCGGGTTATGAGGGTAATCCCCGCATGTTCAAGGTGCTGCGCAACGGGTTGCCGATCCTGTCGCACAAGGAAACCGGCACCGGTAGTGAACTCGGCCCGGACTATCGGGGCATCGGGTTCGGTATGCAGGCCGGTGGCGCGTTGATCACCCAGGCAACACCAGCCCCGGTGCGTAAGGTCTCCGCGGGCGACAACGCGAATGTCACCCAATCAGGTTTTGTGCCGATGGTGAACGTTGGTGACCAGAAAATGTATTGGGATGCCACCCTGTTCGGTCCTGGCACGTTCCGGTTGTACGACGGCCCGGGTGCGGATGAGTATGTGGAGTTCGGCCCGCTGCTACCGAATCAGATTGTGTTCCTACGTACCGACCCGCGCTCACAGACGACTCTGGTGCAGGATTTGACGTCTGTGCCGCCGTCGCCGCAGGAGCTGAACATCTTCCAACAGGCGGTGAAGACACTGCTGACATTCTTCTCGGAACGGAACGCGTTCACCGATCAGATTGGGTCGATGTTCGGGATTGTTCCCCCGCAGGGCAACTTCTATAAGTACCTGTCGGGGCGGTTCAGTGAGAACGCGGCGATCCCCGCGAAGTCGCCTGGCGAACCGGCGCAGCAGTTCTTTGTGAAGACAGAAATTGTTGGTGGTAACGCTGACTCGAAGGTGATTCTTTCGGGGACTCCGTTGCGCCGCTACCCGATGTAGCCCCTGGAGTGGCAAGCCCCGGCCGATACCTCGGTGAGGGGTGAATTTGTGGCGCCTGTGAACCAGGAAAGGAGGTGATGACAGTTGTCGAAGTTTGAACGCGAAACCGCCGCATGGCAATCGGCCCTCCAGTCCGGCGACCCGAACAGGATCGCACGAACCGCGCGGGCGTTGACAGAACGCAAATCGAAGGTAGACACGTCGTTCCGGTTCACGGTGTGCGACAAGTTTTGGCAGCCGATGGGCGCGGTTGGTGGCGACCTGATCGAGGCGTCGGGTGCTGACCCGCGCAACGATGTTGAAACCGGCCGGATCGTCCTCAAAGGGAACAGCCCTCTCATCCCTTTGTTCATGGACTGCAAAAAGACGATGGTCGGTGTCATCGTCGAAACCGCGGGTTTGCGGTATGCGTTCTACACGAAGAACCACACCTACGAGTACCGTGACAGCGCATGGACCGGCACCGCTGAACTGCGCGGTATCCGCGACATCCTCAACTACTACGTGATTTGGCCGTCGTGGTGGCTGCCGATTCAGGCGCAGCCGTTCTCGCACGCGATCTTCGTGTGGGCGCTGCAAACCGTCGTTGAGAACATGGTCGCAGAATGCGCTCTGCGGTTGCAGTCCGGGTGGCTGGAGTTCATCAACAACGGCCTGTCGTTGAACCCGGATATCCGGGCGTGGTTCGGCACTGTGCTGCAAGCCCTGTCGCGTGACGGGTTGTCGGTCCAGGCGTTCACCCGCATGCTGCGAACCCCGGTGTATGTGTCACGCACCAATCCACTGCTGGACACGTCGCCGATGGTGGCCCGCACGGTGCGGATGGAAAAAGTTCAGGCCGTCATCAAGGACGTTACCCAATCGTACGGTGTGGATACCCGCATGGATTTGTGGCTTCCGGGTGATCCGCAGCCTGACCGGTGGGCGAACCTGGACCAGCCGACCTACGTGTTTTCCACGGTGGACAGGTCGCAGATCACTGGCCCGACGAAGACGGTGCTTGATTCGGTGCTGCGCACCACGATTGACTTGGGCGGGTCGCTGGGGGACATCTTCAAGCCGATCATCAAGCAGGTTCCCGGCATGGACGGCGTGTTTTATGCGCCCGCGGTGGGTGTGGATTTTGAGCAGCCGTACGCCTATTTCGTGGCGCCTGAGCCGGGTGAGGACACCGGTATCGATGCGTGCACGATCACTGACCACACACCGGAGGGTTGGCAGCACATTATTGGTGGGCGTTCCCCAAAGTGGTTGAACGACTTGATGAATGCCACCTTCGCATGGCTGATCGATTCGCTGATGATTGTCGTCGGATTCACCGGAATACCGTCCGATCTGTTGTCGGGGTTCCTGAACAACAGCTTCCTGGCGTTCCAGTTGATTCAGCACTACGACCGCCGTGACGATGTTGGCCCGTACCATCCGGCGATCGAGCGGTTCTATCCGACAGCTTCGGCGCCGTACAACATCGAAACGGTGTTTGCTTTCATCAATGCTTTGTTTGATTCGCAGGGCAAGACGACGGCGACGGTGCAGTTCCGTAACGGTGCCCAGTATGCGTTGGGTCGTGACGTTTTTCGCGGCGGTCTGATGTCGTTGGTGTTCATGTCACGTACCCGCATGGTGACTGACTACATCGAAAACGTCATGTGGCGGGTTACCCAGGATGAGCAGAAGGTTCTCCTGCAAATGGGGGATGGACGCAAGTCGGAGGCTCCGCTGGCGAAGCATCAGCGGTTCATCACGGGGATTTTTGAAACGTTGTCGGTTCTCACACTGTCACCGCAGGGATAAGCGTCCCCAATCCTATTTCTTCTGCAACTCGCCCTATTTGAATGGAGCGTGCCCTTATGTCGTGGCCTTTGAACCCCGCTGGGACTCATTACTTGTTTGAGGGAATCGTGGAGATCCCTGTCGATCCGACGGCGGGTGCGGCGATCCTTCAGTTGCGGCCGCAGGGCGGGATCGGTGTTGGTGTGCCCGCGATCGAGCAGGGTGATCCGGGTGTGCCGGCCACGTTCGATACGACAGTGAACCTGACGGAGCTGGACCCGGACGACCCAACCCCGGCGGAAGCGTCGTTCACCGAGATCACACCGCCGTCCACTTCCACGCCTGGCGTGTACCGGTTGAACCTGGCGCTGCACGCGGGAGCTAAAGGCGCGGATGGTGAGTCGGTGTGGGATCCGACGGATGTGGACCCGTCCCCAGTTGCGGGGCAGGTGCCGGTGGTGAACTCGACCGCTGACGGGTTCGTGTTGGCGGCGCAACGTGTTGGGGATCGGTATGTTCCGGCGTCGATCAACAACACGGCGTCGGGTAATGCGAACTCGACTTTGGCTCAGGTGTCGATCCCGGCGCAGCCTTTTGATTGGCGGCCGCGTGTGCAGGGGTACACGGTGGTCACCGGTGAGGGTGCGGATGTTCGGGTTGATTTGGTGGCCCGGTTGAACGGTGAGACTGGCGGCAACGTGATCGGCCGGTGCCCCGGTGTGGCGCAATCGGAGCGGCTGATTTTGGTGGCGGGACCTGCGGCTGGTTCATCGGATGGGTTTGACCGTGTGACGGCCGGTACACCGGCGACGATCTATTTCCGGTGTGAACGTCAGGCGGGTTCGGTGACGTACACGACTTCTGCTTCTACGTCGATGTTTTCGGTTGAGGTTCTTCCGCTGTCATGACGTCTTCGTTTGATCCGTTGCCGGAGTGGGCTCATGCGGTGCCGTCTGAGCCGGGTATTCACCCGGAGCAGTCGGCGTTGCAGTGGCAGCGTCCGTTCACTGTTCAGCAGCTGCTTGAGATTGGTGAGCAGTTCATCGAGCAGTTTTTGGCGTGGGTGGTGCGTGCTGTCGCTGGGGTGTTCATCCCTGGTGAGGCGTCGTTCGACCAGCTGCGCGACTGGGCATTGAACATCCCCATCCTCGGGGACATCATCGAGGCGATCACCGGTCTTGTTGGTGGCGGAATTGAGGAACTGACCCAGTTCTTCACGAACGTCCGGAATTTCTTCCAGTCGATCGACTTCAACAGCCCAAGCTTCAACCCGATTCAGGCTGCGGCGCAGTTGGTGAACATCATCCTTGCGCCGCTGCGCAATTTGCTGCCCAGCTTGTTGACGATCCTGCCTATCGGTGGCATCTCGAATCAGACGCCGAACATTCTGCCTGCCCCGAAGTTCCCTGAGGGGTCGGTGGGCGAGAACGCGGATTGGGTTGTGGACCCGTCGCATTCTCGCAGCGGTGATGGTACGGGCGCGGCGAAAGTTATTGCCGACGGCACGTTGAAGGCACTGCGGTCGGGGCAGAATGCGGGGGATTTCTTCGCGGTCAGCGAAGGGCAGACGATCACTGCTCGGGTGTTCGTGTCTCACGAGGATTATGTGGGTACCGGCGCGCCGATCCGGTTGCAGCTGGTGCCGTACATCGACGGTGTTGCGCAGTCCCCTGTGGATTTGAACGCGTACGCCCCCCAGGACGCGAACTTGCCGTGGCCTGGCAAGGAGTTGTCTGGCGAGTATCGGGTGCCCGCTGGGGTGACTGGTGTGCAAACCCGGTTCGTCGTCACGGAAGAGGCTGTGGCGGGGACGTTCTGGTGGGATGACGCCGAGGTCAAGCAGACCGGTGTTATTCAGCAGTCGTGGGTTGAGGGTCTGCCGGAGATTCTGCAAACCTTGTTGGCCCGGGTGCAGTTGACGATTGACACGGTGGTGTCGGCTATCCGCGGCGGCGTGCAGACGGTTGAGAACACGCTGGAGGACCTGTTCGACGCGTTGCGCAACATCTCCCCCGAGTCGATCGCTGGCATGCTTGGCCCGGAGAATCTTCGGGAAACCATCGAGAACATCGTCAACAGCATCGTTGGTGGCCTGGTGGGCCTTCCGGGTATTGGTGCTGGTATCGCCGACCTGTTCAACGTGTTGCAGGAGATCGCCTCGCGCGCCAGCTTGGGGTTGTTCTCGTGGGATGTCCTCGGCATCAGGACGAACAAACCGGTAGATAGCGGGTTGATGCCGTCGGAGCGGTCCAACTTCCCGTTGTCGAACGTCACCACGTGGTTGGAGGCCACGCAGAGCAACTCACTCATCGGTGTTGACCTGATCGAAGAGTCGATGCCCCTGGGTGTGGTGTCGTGGATCGGCTACGGCCTTTCAGGGATCACCGAGTTCTACGTCAACATCTGGAAGGTCGACTTGACGTCGGGCGACTGGACGCTGGTGCACCATTCCCCGAACATCGTGGGGCTTTTGGGTGGCACGGCCGCGCCGGGGGAGTTCATCTCCTACGAGTTGGCTGACCCGATCGCGGTGGTGGCGTCTGAGGCGTACGCCTATGAGCTTGTCCCGGTGGGCGGCACGCATTATGTGCGTGGCCGCGTGGCGGATTTGCCGAACCATCCTACGTCGCAGATTGTGTCGCTGGCGGCCACCAGAAACAACACGTCGCCGGATAGCCCGCCGTCGTCGATTGTGAAGGCGTCGGTGACCCGCTCGAGTGATGTGCCGTGGGTGAGTATCGCCGTGGATACAGGTTCCGGCGGTGACCATCACGATCCGTTGAAGATCTACCTTGGCACCGCGGCCACGGTGTTCCCGGTTCCGAACTGGGTGAACTACATCGACCCGGTTGCGGTGGGCGCTGGTGGTGGTGGTGCGCAGGGCTGGGCCTTGGGTATCAACGGTCAGGCCGGTCAGCCCGGTAAGTTCAACGCCACCACATGGGTTCGGGGTGAGCATTTCGGCGACAACGCCATCATCACCCTCGACCCTGGTGCTGGTGGTGTTGGTGGCCCGGGTGACGGCGCTGCCGGTGGGAACACCACGTTGTCTATCTCAACCCCCGGTGGCGACACGTATTCCATTGTCGCCGAGGGCGGCGCGGCAGGTACCGCTGAGGGGTTCCTGTCGAAACCTGTTGGGCGTGGTCCGGGCACGTTCACGTTCAATGGGCAGGACTATGTGGGCGGCGGCGATCAGAAGGTCATGGGCGGCCACGGTGCGCCCGCTGGTGGTGCCGGTAACGGCGGCAAGGGCGCGTTGGCGTCGTTCCAGTCCGGCGGAAATGGCGCTCCTGGTGGCGGCTGGTTGTTCTTCCGGCCCGACCCGCTGCCTGACCCTGACCCGGATCTGACCCCCCCGACGCCTCCAACGTTGGTGGAGCTGGTCGATTCAACTTTCAGCACTCTCACGATCACGTGGTCTGGAGCAACAGACGTATGACAATCAAAGGGTATTTCGTTTACGCGAAAGAGAAAGACGCCCCTGGTGATTTTGTTCAGTTGAATCCCGACCCGGTGCTGCCGCCGTATGGGACGAACGGTTTGAAGTCGAACACCACCTACGAGTTCTATGTGAAGACGGTGGACAACGCTGGCTGGTTGTCGGACCCGTCGGATACCTACGAGTTCACCACGCCCGCGCACACCGCGGGCGATTTGTTGTCGCCGGAGGATCAGGCGGCGGTGGATCTGATTGTGGAGCAGTCCAGGGCGGAAACCGGCCAACCGGGGGTGATGTTGCAGATCACCGGTCCGCGCGGCAATTACGCGAAAGCGTATGGCACCACCGTGGGCGGCACTGTTCGCCCGTTGACGTTGGATGACCATTTCCGCATGGGCAGCTCCACGAAAATGTTCACCGCGATCGCGTTCTTCCAGGCCGTCGACAAGGGGTTGATCACCCTGGATGACACGCTGGAGCAGTACGTTCCGGGCATCCCGAACGGTACCGCGATCACGATGGGCCACATGCTGTCCATGCGGTCAGGTATCGCGGAGTACACGGCGGGTATCAACGCGCTCTGGATCACGCTGTTCCCTACGTGGCCATGGACAGGCGCGAAGGACTTCCTGTCAACGATGAAGGGGCCGTCAAACTTCTATCCCGGCACCGATTATCTGTACACGAACTCGAATTTCGCCCTGATCGGCATGGTGCTGGAGATCGTTGACCCGGAACACCGGCCGATCAAGCAGATTTTCAAAGAAGACATCATCGACCCGTTGGGGTTGACTGAAACGTCCTGGCCGCCGATCGGGCCTGTTCCGCCGCCAGCGTCGATCGCTGACATGTTCAACCCGAACTTCCTCGACGCTGCCGGCGCGTTGGCGACGAACATCAACGACTACACGAAGTTCGCGGAGGCGTTGCGGGACAACGCCATGGGCCTGTCACCGGAGTCGTATGAGGCGTGGCTGTCAACATTCTGGAAGCACTCCACAGGGTGGGACCAGTACGCGAACGGTTTCTACATTCCCTCCGAGTACTACTACGGGTACGGGATAGAGTCGTTCGGTACATGGTTCGGCCATCCCGGTTTGTTCTCGGGTGGCTGGTCGTCCACGCTCTTCTTTGAGCGGGACTCGGGTGCGACATTCGCGCTGCACGAGAACTCGAATACCTCCAACCCCCCGGCCGCGGGGTATACCCGCATTTGGGTGCGGGTGGCGGAGTATCTGTATCCCGGAACGATTACGAATGACCAAAACTGGCCGGTGCCGCCGGAGCCGGTGGATATTGGGTTCGATGCAGTGTCGTCGGCCGGGGCTGGTGTCGGTAGCGCCACTGTGAACTTCAAGGCCTCCGAGGGGGCCACGGTGTTCGCGGTGGTGGCGTGGGACCGCGCGGGCTCAGCCCCGTCGGCCACGTATGGCGGCGCCGGCGGTGTACTTCTCGGGTCCGTTTCGCACGACGACGATCCGTCAAACGGCGGTCTGGCGATTTTCCGCATGGAGAACGCAGGCTCCGGCGTTGCTCGCCAGATGAGGGCCACCGGCCCGGGCTGGGTGAGCGCGTACGCGATTTCGTTCAACGATGTTGTGTCGGTGGGAACCCCCACGTTCGCGCACGGTAACGGAACCGCTCACAGCCAGTCTGTGACGGTACCGAGCGGGGTGACGTTGCAGGCGTTCTCGGCCGGGGCCGGGGGGGTGTCGTCGTCCAAGCTCACAACGATTCTGGGGGCGCGCTTGCGCGCGGAGCAGTCGGGGATCGCCCCGCCCCTGTGTGTCAACACGACGACCAGGACGGGAACGGTGAGTGCCACCTCGTCGCGGCCGAATAAGTGGGCTGGCATGGCGGTGAACTTGCAGATTGGGGGATGAGCGTGGCTGTTGGCTGGTGGGCTGAGTCCCACGTCTCGTTCGGCGTCACCCTCACTCCTGAGGTGGGCATGGCCGCCGTGGCCCACAATCGCGTGGGCTTCGGGCTGTCGGTGCCGATTTCGCTGGGCATGAGGGCGGCCAGCCACAGCAAGGCTTCATTCGGTCTGGTGCTCGCGCCTTACATCGCGATGCGTGGGCCGGCGGCGTTCGAACCGGTGTTTCCGGCCGAGGACTTGTATCCGTCGATCTCGCTGTTCCCGACGCCGCGCAGCCAGCAGCCTGGTTTCGGGTTGTCGTTTTCGCCGAGTTTCGGGTTCGCGGCCGCGCCGAAGTATGCGCGATCGTTCAGTGTCGAGGTCACTGCAGGATTGGGGTTCTCTGCAGAGGAACGGTATTCAAACGGTTTCGGTATCGAACTGTCCCCGCAGATCGGAATGTCCGGCGCGGAGCGGTATTACCGCGAGTTCGGTCTAGAACTCACACCCTCTATCGGCATGGACGGCGATGGTCACAACGGGCTTGATCCCGTTGAGTTCGACGCAGTAACCATGTCGCAGCAAGCCATTTCGACGTTCTCGTTCAACCACACCGCGACCGATGGCACATCAGTTCTGGTGTCACTGGTTGTTCAGGGTTCCGATACGATCGCCTCCGTCACCTACGACGGATCGACAATGACGCTTATCGGCAGCCAGGCTCTAAACAATAACGCTGGCAGTGGTTCCCAACACTTGTACGTCATTCATGATGTCGCTGGCGGGTCCAAGCAGGTGACGGTCAACAAGCCCACCGGCTTCGGGTGGGTGGGGGCTGTCGCGGCCTCGTATCTGAACGCGACCACCACCGGCACCGTGCAGAAGTCATACGGAAACAGTGGTTCGGCAAGCCTGTCGGCGTCCGCCCCGGGAGAAGGCGGCCGAGTCGTCGTTTCGTTCGCCAACATTGGGAACCGGACATTTACACCTTCCGGCGGAACAAATCGGTTCTCGGGCTCTGGCCTGTTCCCCATCCTGACCATCAGTGACGCGACGACGGCTACCACATTTACTGCGACAAGTTCGTCTGGAACGTGGGCCGCGATGGCTGTTCCCCTCAACCCGGTATAACTCGAAAGGAAACAATCATGGGCATTCCCAACGCAACACACAAGGCGGCGTCGGACGCTATCGCCGCTCTTGGCGACTGGATCAGTGTTCACACTGGCGCCGCTGGAACGACCGGGGCGAACGAAGCCACGGGTGGTGGATATGCGCGGGAGCAGACGTCGTGGACGTCGGGCTCCACGGGCACCAACACCGGCGACGAGGTTGAAATCTCCGTGGCGGCAGGCACCTACGTGGAGGGCGGCATCTGGTCGGCCAGCTCGTCGGGCACGTTCGTCGGTTCGGAAGCCTTCGACGACGGTGACGTGGAGGTGTCCGGCTCCGGGGCGAGCATCTCGGTGACGCCACGCATCGTGGCGTGAAATCCCAGATAGGGGAACATGTTGAACATCAAAACTGATCATCAGATCGTCGCGTTCGGCAACGACATGATGGGGTTGTTTGACCGTGACGGCACGCTGATTGTGCAGGCCGCCCGCGTGACTGGTGGATGGGAGATCACTGCCGAGGGGCAGCCCCCGGTGTCTGTGTTGGACAGGTCTTCGGCGATCACCGAAATGATCAACACTGCTTTGGCGGTGTTGCCGGGTGATGGCTATTCGTGTCTGGTGCCGAGAGGTTTACGGGCGCAACCGTAGAGGAGGGATGATGGCTTACACGAAGCAAACGTGGGAGAACGTTCCCTCAACGAACACTCCGCTGTCGGCGGATCGCCTCAGCCATATCGAGGACGGTATCGCCGACGCCCATAGTCTCGCTGACGGCAAAGCAGACGCCTCACACACGCACTTGTTGGTGGATGTCGAGGATGTGGTGGCAACGGCCGATGAGGTGAACGTTCTCGCCGGTATCACCGCCACCACAACCGAACTGAACACCCTTGATGGTGTGACCTCGAACGTTCAAACCCAGTTGGACGGTAAAGCCTCGTCGTCGCATGCTCATTCGGCGGGCGATATCACGTCGGGGACGTTGAACATCGCTCGTATCCCTGTGGGTAACAGTGGGTCGACGGTGTGTGCGGGTAATGATTCGCGGTTGTCGGATCAGCGGACCCCTTCGGATGGTTCGGTGTCGACGGCGAAGATTCAAGACGGTGCGATTACGAACGCGAAGGTTGCTACCAGCGCGGCTATCGCAGCGTCGAAACTGTCCAGCAATGTGCAGGCTTCGCTGTCGAAGGCTGACGAGTCGGTTCAAAAGTCCGGCACCGCGACCGGCATGTGGATGGGCACCACACTTCCTGGGACTGGTACGGCGGGTGTGTTGTATGTGGTGGTCCCATCGTGAAAGTGTGGAACGGTTCGGCGTTCGTCGACCCGTCCGGCTATAAGGTGTGGAACGGTTCCGCGTTCGTCGACCCAGAGCTGTACGCCTGGAACGGGTCGAGCTACGACAAACTGTGGCCGACGTTCACGCCGTTCACGTTGGAGAACGTCGATCTCACTAATGAGCCGGTACCCGAGGGGGCCTCTGGCGCATGGGTAGAACTGATTGGCGGCGGCGGTGGGCAAGGCTCAGGCGCGCGGTCTAGCACCACGACCGGCACCCGGTACGGCGGTGGTGGTGGCGGCGGCGGCGCTCGGATAAAGGTCTGGGTGCCACGCGCACTCATGGGCAGCACCTACACCGTGACCCGTGGTGTTAGCGGTAATTATGGTGCGAGCGCAGCCACGGGCAGCAACTCATACCCCGGCAATCCTGGCACTGCGGGAACCGCGTCAACGTTTAGTTCTGGTGGCGTTGTCCTGTCTGCAGGTGGTGGACTCCCTGGCGCGGCAGGCACAACGATCTCCACCTCGGGCGCTGGCGGTTCTGGCGGCACACCATCGGTAACCGGAGTGACCGGGGCCGAGGCCAGCAACGGCGGCAATGGTGGTAACGGCGGCGGCAGCCCGACCAATGGCGGCGGCCACATCAACGGCTCAGGCCCGGGCGGCGGCGGCGGCGGCGGGCGTAGTGCCTCGGGAGTGATCTCCGCTGCCTCGACGGGTGCCGGATTGCCTATCGGCGGTGTGACCTATGGCCGAGGTGGTCAAGGCGGCAACGGGCTGGGCGGCGGCACTAACTCGACTGTGGGCGGCGCAACAGCCACACCCGGCTACAACAAAATCACTTGGGAGTGAACGCCCCTTAGTGGTCTAGTTGTTCGGCTCGGTCGCGGAGTTGATAGACGCGACCCCGGGTGATGCCGAGCCGTTTCGATAGCTCGATGGCGCTGTAGCCGTCCACCTCCAGGGCTTTGCGTACAAGTTTGGCGATCTCGTCGTCGATCTCTTGGAGTTCGTCCGCTACTGGTGGGCGGCGTTTATCCCGGAGTTCGAGGATCTGTTCGATGGTGTCCACAAACTAAGTGTACACCCCCCCTTGACATGTCTATCCCCCCTAGACATACTGGGTACATCAACTTGAGACACCGCTCGGCGGGGCAAAAGGCCTGAGAAACCGACCCCGCCGAGCGGCCCACCCCCAACAGGAGGCCCACCAATGCTACGCAACACCATCGCAACCATCACAGCCGCCCTCACCCTCGCACTCCTCACACCCGCCGTCGCAGACGCCGCACCCAAACACTGCGACAACCACGGCACCGGCCACAGCATGATCTACAAACACGCCTGCTCCACCGGCTCCGGTGGGGCAGGGGCTGACTGGCAGATGGTGAAGAACGCGGACGGCACCCCGAAGACCGTCATGAAAGACGGCAAGCCACACAAGCTGTACAAATGCAAGCGTCACTGCGGCGGTGGACGCTACGCCAAAACCACCACCGATCCCTGGTGACCGGCCATGAACAAGATCCACATCGCCAGCCACGGCCCCGCCGGCTGGAACGCCACCATCCTCTTCACCGCAGGAACCGTCTACACCGTCGCTGACGACCAAGGCCGCAGGCACCTCATCGACACCTCCCGCGTCACGGTCAGGAGACTGTCATGACCAAACGAGTAGCGGGGGCGATCGGAACCGGACTCCTCGGCGGTGTCGCCCTCACCGGACTCATCTCGTGGATGTTCGCCACCGGCAGCGTGGCGCTCGTCGAAAAACTCATCGACGACCGACCCGACTTCTAGACTGGCGACTACCGTTACTGCATAAGAATGAGGAAGTGACCGCAAAAATGAACCCGTTCAAGCATCCGAGCACGTGGCCTGATTGGTTGGGCGGCCGAGCGTTCTGGGCGGCCATATCCGTGTTCTATCTCGTAGGCATTCCCGTGTTGATTTTCGCAGCGGCGACCTGACGACTGACCCGGCTTCTGACGGGCTGGCCCCCGTTCTACATCTGAACACCCCCCCCCACAGAAACCCCGCCACCACGAGGTGCGCGGGGTTTCTGCATGAAAGGACCCCCGACATGGACCGTCTCGGAATTATCCTGCTCAAACTGCTCGGACCGCTCGCCGACAGGATCGCTGACCGAATCGCCGACAGGATCACCGAGAACCTGCCCGATCTGTCCGATTTGGATGATCAGATCGTCGCGAAACTCCCCGACCTGACCAACCTTCCAGAACAGGTCATCAACATCATCGGCCGGCTGCCGAGATTCCCGTTCCTGCTGGGCGGCAAGCCATGAAGGTCACCTACCGCGGCATGGAGATCGAACTCGAACTGCGCGTCGGGTTCACAGTGCACAACCAGGACGGCTCGTCCTACATCCAGGTCCACGTCACGCCGACGTCAATCACAGGCGGCGGTCCGGACGGCGACGGCGGCGAACCCCTACCGATCGAGAGGGCGGCATGAGCTTCACCTGGTTCCGGCCCGAAGGTCCACTCCGCACCCGCGAACAAGTCGCCCGCGAAGTCCACGCCGTCTCCCAAGCCCGTGGCCTCGATGAACTCGCCACCGTCATCGCCCTGATGACCATCTCCACCGAGGTCGGCACCGGCATCGGCGATGACCGCAAGTGGTGGTGCCCCGCCAACGACCGCGTGCCTGCCACGAAGAACTACCCCCACGACTCCCGCAGTGACGACAACCGCTCATCGGGGTACTTCCAGCAGCAACCCGGACCCAACGGCGAACCCTGGTGGGGCACACCCGAAAACATGATGACCCTGCCACAAGCAGCCAACACGTTCCTCGAACGACTCTCCGACGACTACAGGCGCGCCGCCAACAACCCCAGGTTGGCCGGCGAGTTCGCGCAACGAGTCCAGCAATCCGAATTCCCTGACCGCTACGCCGACAAATGGGACGAAGCCTGGTCGGTGCTGCGACGTGCCCTCAACGAGACCACACCGGAGGTTCCCATGCCCGAAAACCGCCCGCCGTACAACGAATTCCCCATCTGGTCGGAGAACCACTACAACACCAAACGCACCGCCAACGACATCGACGCCTTCCTGCTGCACACCAGTGAGGGATTCGTCGGCCGCGACGACGCCGCCGAAGCCCTATCGCTGTGGTACCAGCCCAGGTCCCGCCAGGTGGCCTACCACTACGCCGTCTCCCAGGCCTCCGACGGTGGTGTGACCGTCGTGGACAATGTTGACACCGACTACGCCTCCTGGTCTGCGCTATCCGCCAACGGCCGCAGCATCAACCTCTGCTTCGCAGGCACCCGCGCCGCATGGTCGCGCAACGAGTGGCTCGGCAAGTTCGGAAACGCCATCGACGTCGCCGCGTACCTCGCCGTGCAGGACTGCAAGAAGTACAACATCCCCACCAAGGTCATTGCGCCACCGTACACTGGCCGACTCCCCGGAATCACCGACCACCGGTATGTCACCCAGATACTCAAGGACGGCACTCACACCGACGTCGGCGACGGATTCCCGTGGGACTACTTCACCGAACGCGTCAACCACTGGGCGGCTGGCGGCAAGACCGAACCCGAACCGCCGAAGGTGAAACGCTTCCCGGACGACTGGACCGACCGCGAACTCGCCGTGGAGACCTTGCGTCAGCAGCGCGGCTACGCGCTGGATGGTTGGCCGCAGCTCGGCGGCCGCACAGTGGTGGACGTACTGGGCGCGATCGGCGAAAAGCTCGGCGTCGAAGGCTGCTACGACGTCAAGGACAAATCCTGATGCGCATCGACGGGCAGTACGTTGGCCTCGGGTTGGGTGATTCGTCCGAGGAAATCCGCCGGATCAAGGCGTTCATGCGGAAAAAGTTCGCCTCATACGCGGGCGATTTGGCTGACACCCCGCTCTACGACGAGCAGATGACCGCCGCGGTCGCCGAGATGCAATCCCGGTACAACACGGCTGGGCAGCTGCGCGACGGGCTCTACATCCCCGGGATTATCAACGCTGAAACCAAGTACGTCATGGGCTACCTGCCGCGCCCCGTCGTGGATACCCGGCCCGTGCTGATCACCGTGTGCGGCACCGGTGTTCCCTGGTGGATCGGCCCCGACGCCGACACCGCCCGCGCCGTCGAAGACAAATACCTGTGGCAACCCATCGGCTACCCAGCAGCAGCATTCCCGATGGGCAAATCCATTGCCGCCGCCATCACCGAAACCCACAACCAAGCTAACCGGTGGCGCGAACGCATCGAAACCCACGGCGCCGCGCTAGCAGGCTACTCCCAAGGCGCGGTAGTGGTTTCCGAACTGTGGATGAACCACATCGCACCCGAAGACGGCTCCCTGCATTGGATGAAACCGCACATCGAGAAAGCCGTGACGTGGGGCAACCCGAACCGCGAACTCGGTCACGTGTGGGCCGACCACGGTGGCTCCCCAATGGCCCCGTCCAACACCCAAGGCGTCTCATCGAACGGCATGCGTGACACCCCGCCGTGGTGGCGCGACTACGCACACCAAGGCGACCTGTACGCCTGCACCGAACCCGGTGACACACAAGAGGTCCGCAACGCCATATGGCAGATCGTGCGCGACCTGGACCTGTTCACCGGACCCGATTCGCTACTCGCCCAAGTAATCGAACTTGTGCAGGCACCGCTACCGGAGGCGATCGCGATCACCAAGGCACTGTTGGACGCCGGCATGTTCTTCGCGAAACGCACCGGCCCGCACGTGGACTACAACGTCCAGCCCGCCATCGACTACCTACGCACATAAAGGGGGACCACCTGATGTTGACACGTTCGTTTTGGATCGACGCCGCCGAACGCGCGGCCCGCACATTCGCCCAAACCGCGATCGCCACACTCGGCGCGGGCGCGGTTGACCTACTCGCCACCGATTGGGTGTCAGTGCTGTCAGTGTCCGGCGGCGCCGCAGTGGTGTCACTGCTGATGTCTATCGGCGCGGAACGCCGCGGCAACCCCGGAACAGCTTCTGCGACTAGAGCGGTCACTGCCGCATGATCTTGGAATCGGTGCGCGAAGCAATGGACGCCGCGTACCAGCCCGAAGATGGTATCGACCTGATAGGACTGCTCATCATCGGTTTACCTTCCACGATCGCAGCGATCGGAACGGGAATTGTCGGTGTCCTCACTGTTCGAGGGCAACGCAAGGGCCGGGAACGTGCCCGACAGATCGACGCGAAAACCGATGAGATTCACGAGCAGACCGTCAACACCCATGACACCAACATGCGCGACGACCTCGACGAGATACGCGATCTGGTGCGGGACGGATTCAAACAGATTCAACGGGACATCGGAGGGTTGAGGGAGGAACTGCGAACCGAACGCCTCGAACGCATCGAAGGCGACAAGCGACGCGACCGGTGAAACACCGGGAAAGGGAACACCGAATGTCACTCTTGGCCGATCTTGCAGGTTTGGAGCCCCGAACCTGCCCAGCATGTGACTGGGTTGGTGCCCGGTCGAAGCAGGAACGCGCAGAGATCAAATCCTCGTTGGAGTCCGCGAAACGCGGCGACGTCAGGTTCACCGACATACTGCGGGTCCTCGTCAAACACGGTATGCCAGAAATGAACTCGCAAGCGTGGCGGCACCACGCGAGGAACCATCATGTCGCTGACTAGCGACCTGCGCCAGGTGCGTATCGCCGAAGGTGTGCGCAACAAAATCCTGATCCTCGACGTTGAACGGCTCCCCGGAATCACCGAACAATACTGGTGGGGCAGGGGAGACCTGAAGAACCGGTACGTGCAGTACGAGACGGTGACCCGCATGCCGCGCACCACGATTGTGTGCGCCAAGTGGTATGACCAGCCCGAGGTTATCCAGCTCGCCGAATGGGACAAAGGTGGACGCAAACGGTTCCTGCGGCGCGTCCACAACCTGCTATCCCAAGCGGATATCGTCGTCGGCCACTACATCGACGAAGCTGACGTGCCGTGGCTGAAGGGTGATCTGCATTTGGAGGCCGGGTTACCTCCGCTGCCTCCGTTCAAAACCGTTGACACGTTGAAGGTGCTGCGCCGCGAGTTCAAATCCGGTGCCCCATTCAAAGGTTTGGACGCGTTCTGTCAGATCGTTGGCCTGCCCGCCAAAACTGACCGCTACGACCGGGGCGCGATGGAACGTGCCGTGACGGGGAAGAGCGTTGAGGATCGGGAACGCTTGGTGTCGTACTGCGCTGGCGATGTGGTAGCCACGCAGGGGTTGTACGACTTCCTGCGTCCGCACATCAAAAACCATCCCGCACTGTTCGTTGACGGCGAGGACAGGTTGATGGTGTGTAACCGGTGCGGTGGTGAAACGGTGGTGATCCCGCGGCGGTACGTGGCGAATGTGTTGACGTACACGATGCGCCGCTGCACCAACTGCGGGGCGCATTCACGACTGTCCATCGAGCCGGAACGCATGAGCGCTGTGAGAGGGGTGTGATGTGAACGTTCGAGTGTGTACGTTCCTGGATCATGTTGTGACGGTGGGATTCCTGTGGGACGCGCTCAAAACGTGGGTGCGACTGTGAGGCCGGCCGATCCTGTCCGGGCTGCGATCCAAGAGAGTTTGGATGCGCAGGGCGACGGCTGGCAGGTCGCGCACTACGTTGTGGTCGCCGGCTTGGAGCGGATCACCGGCGACCGGATGGACCTGGGTGCGACGACGATCATCACACCCGTAGGCCAGCCCGACTATCTGACGGAGGGCCTGGTGAATCGTTACTGGGATGAGTCAGATGATGAGTGATCCGCAGTTGGAGTTGTGGCGGTCGGTGTGGCTGGCGGTCGTCGCGGGGATGATCGTCGCACTGTTAGTTCACGTCTGGGCTTAATCCACGCCTTGTGAAGCATCAGGCTTCAGGAGGCGCCTCACTCAGCATGGCTATATCGTGCGGAGGCATCCATGTTTGGGCATGTGTGGTGCACTGGGGGAAGGGTGTCGATCACTGTCTCCCCGTTTTTGAACGGTTGACCGCACCGGCCGCAACGATCATCGGTGTTCATCAGTTGCACATCTCGCATCCCCGCGAGCCTCACAGAGCCTGCGCCATAACTCATCGCGATACGCCACATTCGCTGCCCGGTCCGGCTGCCCGATGCTTTCGAATGCGATGCGGGACGCGTGCTCCCACTCGGACTTCAGTTCCTCTATCCGGTCCGACTCCATCACTGCTGCTCCTTGAGCCATCGTTGGATTGTGTTGGTTGATTTCCCGGTGAGTGCGGCTATTTCCCGGACACAGCAACACCAGCAAGCTCAGTCGGGTCCATTTTATCCCCCATTGACAGATCGTACGACCGGAGAGGGGTTCAGGGGAGCGTGTTGTCCGTGCTGTCACTGACAGCACGCTTCCAGGTCTGTGCAGGTCGCTACAGGTCCGAACAGGTCGCTACAGGAATAACATGCATGTTTTTCCGCAGCTAAACGCCTATTTCCCCAGTACACGAAGGGGTTCGAATCCCCTTAGCTCCACCACCTGAACAGGCAAAACAAAATCTGACAGCACCAATGACATCACCTCGGCTAGAATCCGGGGCATGGCATCAGTCCGTGAACGGTTCCGCAGAGACGGAACCACCGCCTACCTGGTCTCTTACCGGTTCGGCGGCAGAGGCAGCGCACAAGGCGCCCTCACCTTCGACGACCGCAAAGCCGCCGACGCTTTCGCCGCCGCGGTGGACGCCCACGGTGCTGCACGCGCCCTGGAGATGCACGGCATCGACCCCACACCCCGAGGCTCCAAGTCGGAGCTGACCGTGGCTGAGTGGATCCGCCACCACATCGACCACCTCACCGGCGTCGAGCAGTACACCATCGACAAGTACGAGCAGTACCTTGCCAACGACATCGCCCCCAACCTCGGCGACATCCCCCTCTCCAAACTGTCCGAGGAGGACATCGCGCGATGGGTGAAGGTCATGGAAACCACCGGCGGCCGCGACGGCAACGGGCACGCCCCGAAGACTCTTCGTAACAAGTACGGGTTCCTGTCGGGGGCGTTGAACGCCGCCGTCCCCCGGTACCTGTCCACCAACCCTGCGGCGGGCCGGCGTCTGCCCCGCGGGGACGCTGAGGACGACGACGATATCCGCATGCTCACCCACGCCGAGTTCGACCGGCTCCGCGACGCCGTCACCCCGCACTGGAAGCTGATGGTTCAGTTCATGGTGTCGACCGGTCTGCGGTGGGGCGAGGTGTCGGCGCTGCAGCCCAAGCATGTGGATCTGGAGACGTCCACGATCCGGGTGCGTCAGGCGTGGAAGTACTCGTCTGCCGGGTATGTGTTGGGGCCGCCGAAGACGAAACGGTCCCGCCGCACGGTGGATGTTCCGGCCAGGCTGCTGGAGCGGCTGGACTTGTCGCACGAGTTTGTTTTCGTCAACACCGATGGTGGCCCGGTCCGGTATCCGGGGTTTCTGCGCAGGGTGTGGAATCCGGCTGTGGAGAAAGCCGGTCTGGTGCCACGTCCGACTCCGCACGATCTGCGGCACACGTATGCGTCGTGGCAGCTAACGGGCGGTACCCCTGTGACGATTGTGTCCCGCCAGCTGGGGCATGAGTCGATTCAGATCACGGTGGATACGTATACGGATGTGGATCGGACGAGTTCGCGGGTGGCGGCGGAGTTTATGGATGGATTGTTGGGGGACTTTTAATTCCCATATGCGCCCTACCAGGGATTATGTTCCCTGGTAGGGCGCCTTTTTGTGTTTGCGGAACTTATCGGGATAGGTTGGGAATCCGACCTCACTCGGTCATAGTCCAGGCTCCGCAGCCGCTCGTGCGGAACACGATGCGATGATCCCCGTTGATTGTGCCGGTCCACGACGCGACACCATCGGGTTGGATGTTCGCGCGTACGGTGCCGGATGGTGCTTCACCTTCGCGGAGTGTTTCGCCGCCGCGGTAGTCGGCGATGCTGACGACCGCCCACGTGCAGCCGGGGGAGCTGGGTGGGATGGTGGCGGTGTAGGTGCCCCAGTCGTATCCGTCTGCGCCGCCCATGTTGTGGGTGCCGTCGCCGGGGATGGTGCGGTACGGGTTGGGCCGTGTAGTGGTGGTGGTTGGTGTGGTGGTTTGTGATGCGCTTCTGTCGTCGTCGTCGTTGTTGCGTGCGGAGACGATGCCTACGACGGCGAGCACAGCGAGCGCGGTGACCATCACCTTCCCTGGTGACAGGCGATCATTGGTGGTCATCTGGTAGTGGGCTTTCTGTGTTGGTGGCTAACTTTCGCGCACTGGCGTTATCTGATCGTGACATTCCCGTGTTTGGGCTTCCTGTGTCGATTTTGGCAATGATCCGTTAGCGTCTACGCATCCGGTTGCGAGGGGTGACCGGATGCTGGTGATTTCGGTAGGTGCAGCCCATGTTTGATGACGAACTCGACACTCTGCTGGTGCGGATTCTGAACGCGATGGACGAGTGTCCGCCAACAACATGGACGTTGCGCCGGGCACGTCTAGTCCTTGCGGCGTTGACGTGCCCGGACGCTCCTGGCGATGTGGTCGCGAATCTCCGCCCCGGCTGTTTCGCCGGTCCGAGGTTGGCGCGGTTGCGTCGTGTCACTGGTCGCGGCGTCTAGGTCGCCCTCCTGGTCTTGACGCGCTTCGCGCGGTGTTCGCGTCGTCTGCGTAGTTTCCATGACATTTCGTGCCTCCTGCAATCGTCGCCGGACTTCGGCGAGAAGTTCGTCGTCTGAGTAGCGGACTATCGCCGGCTCGGGTAGCGGCGGTGGAATGTCTGACTGTTGAAATCCGGCTATCGCCAGAGCTTCGTTGACATCCCATTGGACAGCTCGGGCAGCGGCGGCCACGGTGGATGCGGTCGTTCCGATTGGGATCAGTGTCCCTTTGTTGATCTGCCACCCCGTTTCCAGTTGCTTCCACCGTCCTGCGCTGACGGCGGGCTTGTCGCTGCCTGGTGGCGTTGTGCGCCGTGAGGCTTCGCGCTGAGATAGCCCGACGCGCTCTCTGTGCCGCTTGAGTTCTGGCCCGAATGGCCAGTCTTCGCGGTGTTCCTTGTTCTCGTTCACGCCTACATGTTCGCGTGCAAACAGGTGCAAAGTCCACTGCTTGCACAACCCTGATTCTTTGCAGTTACGCGCTTGTAGTTTTCGAACATTGCAGGTCACAGCATTGTTGGCGCGAACTGCGCGCGAACTCTTGCGGTTTGCACTTGTTCGCAGTACAGTTGGCGGCATGGTCAAACAGTCCTACGGGGTGTGGCAGGAACTCCGGGTCATCCGTGAGCGCACAGGTTGGTCATCCGCCGAACTGTCCCGCGAAAGCGGAGTTTCCGCCCCTTACCTCTCCCAGCTTGAGAACGGTGACCGGTGGCCGAACGCCACCGTCACCAAGAAGCTCGCCGTCGCGCTCAAGGTTCCCGTCTCCGTATTGGAGCGGCCAGCAGAGCAGAAAAACCCCGCTGCATAGAAGAAGCCCCCACCTGTGTGCAGCAGGTGAGGGCAGAGACAACGAGGAGAAGCTCGAATGTCTGAACTCAATCGTATCAACCGAGGGGTCTGCCCGACTCCAGGGAAGAAGCAGTACCGGTCACAAGCCGAAGCGAACCGGTGGCAGCGGCAGAAGTACGCCGGCTACGGCAACCGCAAGGAACGCCTCTACGCCTACCAGTGCCCGAGCGGTGAGCACTGGCATCTGACCCACCACACACCCGAGGTGCAGCAGACCGTGTTCGACAAAACCACTGGACAACCAGGACTCGTCCCGACCTCGAATGCGTTCGAGGGGAACAACGTGCGGCACGTGTTCACCGATCAGCCCTACTGGGTTGCCAAGGACGTGTGCGAGGCCGCGGGGATTTCGAAGTACCGCGACGCGATCGTCCAACTGGACGACGACGAAAGGGTGTACCTGTTCGTGGACACCCCTGGCGGACCGCAACGCATGGTCGCGGTCACCGAGGCAGGTGTGTGGTCACTGCTCATGATCAGCCGGTCGCCGAAGGTGAAGCCGTTCAAGCGGTGGATGACGCATGAGGTGTTGCCGTCGATCCGTAAGACCGGCGGGTACGCCGTCGACACGAACATTGCGCTGCCTGATCGCAAGACTCTCGCGCAGTGGGTGGTTGAGGCTGAGCCCCGCGCCGAGCTGGCTGAGGCGAAGGCGTTGGAGTTGTCGGTGCCGGCGTCGGCGTGGAATGAGTTGGCTGAGGCTGCCGGTGACTATGCGGTGTCGGATGCGGCGAAAGTCCTGTCTCGCGACCCGGCGGTGAACATCAAGGAACGCGCTCTGTTCCAGTACATGTCGAGCATCGGTTGGGTGTTTAAGCGGCAGGGCCGTTGGAAGGCGTACCGCACCCAGTTGGAGACGGGTCGTCTCGCGGAGAAGGTGGCGAAGCCGTTTTGGCATGAGTCTCGCGGTGAGTGGGTGAATGGTGAGCCAACGGTGCGGATCACGCCGAAGGGTTTGGCCGAGTTGCATAAGCGTCTTGGTGGCACCGGGCAACTCGCGTTGGCGGCCGTGTCATGAGCTTCTCTTTCTATGCAGAGCCCAGCCAGATCCTCAAGAGAGGCCATGGTGGTGTGACCGTTGGACTCGGGGAAAACAACGGATCCGAATTGGCCTACTTGTACGTCGGTGACGGATACCGCAATGGAGACGTTCTCCTGGACGCCGACGAACTCACGGATCTGATCGACCAACTCACCATCATCCGCAACGCGATGAGGGAAACGCGATGACGTTTCATTCGAAGCCTCGCCCGAAGGTGCAGCACTTTCCGAAGCCCGAAGAAACCACTTTTTGTGTCGAAACCGAAAGAGGGTGAGCCGAAATGATCGAGGTGTACCCCATAGAGCAGGTAGCAGACAAGTACCTGCCTCACATGAAGGACCGGTACCGGTGGATGAAACGCCGACTCAAGAAGGGTGAGATTCCGGGGAAGCAGTTGTCTCGGAGTGTGTGGGTGATGACTGATGCCCATATCGAGCAGTGGCTTTCGGGTGGTTCTCCGGTAGCCGAGGTGGAGCCGGTGGAGCCGGTGTCGTTGGCTGCTGGGTTGTCGGCCCGGGCTCGTCGGAGGTTGGCGTCGTGAGTACGTCTGCTCCTAAGCATCGGAGTGTGTGTCGACTGTCGGGTGAGGTTCGTCCGTCTGGGTTGTGGAAAGCGTTGGCGGAGTTCGACGCAAAGCAGATGAAGGAAGCGGCGGAGTTGGATGTGTTGCGTGAGGAAAACGCACGGTTGAGGTGCCGGCTGCAGGAACTGGGGGAGTCAGCATGAGTAATCCGACGAAGGCAAACGCTGAGGCGATCTATCGCGCCACCAACAGGGCGGTTGATTACCTGATGCGTGCACAGGGCGAGCTTCGGTGCGCACTTGCACTGGCGGAGAACGACTACGAGTACAACGACGAGAAGATTCGTGATCTGTACGGATCGGTTCGGCTGGTTGCCTCTGTCGCCAATTTAACCGTCGGAAGGACAGATACATGACCCGCGAGAGAGATCAGGCAGACTTTTCAGGACTGGTGCTCATGTCGGTAGTCGCCGCCCTGGACGGTAGCCCGTGGGTTACGAAAGGTCATTTACGGGAGCTGTCAAGCGAAGTGGCCGCCGTGGCGGTGGAAAGGATGTCCGAGACAGACTCCTTTTTCCTACCGGACGGAACTCTCTTTGAGAAGCGCGACAGCGACCTAGACGCACTCGCCACCGCTGTCCGCGAGGCGTTGGAGCCGATCCGCGAACTACACCACCCAATCGATGAGCACGGCGATTCTGTCGAAGAGTGCAGCGAGTGTAGACACCGTTGGCCCTGCGATACCGCCAAGCTGATTTACACCTCTGAGGAGCTTCAGTGAATCTTGTTGAGCGTTTGAATGCCAGGTTTAACAACGTGATTCATGACGGGCTCGCGGCGTTTGGTGGCTGGGTGGATCCGTGGTTGGCGCGCCTGGAGCGTCAGGCCATGTCGAATGCGTTGGGCCGGGATTTTGGTCCGTTCAACTATGAGCGCGCGTTGCAGTATTCGGCCGAGGTGTTGGCTGAGGCGGAGGCTGAGGAAGAAGTCCACGAACCCGCCCGGTTCCTCTACTTCTGTGATCGCTGCTTCGCGCAGATGGATCAGGGTTACCACGACTCCAACGGTGGCATTTGCATGGACTGCTCGATGGCGGAGGCCGCTGCCGAAGAAGTCCACAAACCGTCTGTCGGGCATCGGGTTTCGGCAGACCAGTCATCTGCTACGGCAGGTGACATTGGTCCCGGCGCGGGCATGGTTCCCCCGACTCCCCCCGCGCCGGGACCTTCCAAATGCACCTGCCCCACAGTGGAATGCGAACTCTTCGCTGAGGAAATCTGCGATGAGGCTGAGGAAGCCGAACTGCTCGACGAGTTCATGGAGTTGGGGGAGTTCCTGGACACGGCGACTGCGGAGGAACTCGCCGCGATCCGACAGCACACCGAAGTGTCACGCGCGGACCTGGAGTCGCACCTGAGGTGGTACACGACCGCGCCCGGCGCCTACGGGGTCAGCCCCGAAGTGGTCGCCCAATCACTGCTGGACAGCTACCGCATTACCCCGAGATAGATAGATCAACCCATCCAAACAAAGAAAAGGGACCCCCGATGTCCATTGATCTTGACCGCATCACCCACCCCCTGCGCCTCGCACAAGGCAGCCACCAACCCGGATCCGGGAAAGGTTGTGCGATGAACGTGATTTCGTACATCAACGGTGACACCAAAATCACTGACTACCCGGAATGCTCAGCACGCCCACTGGCCGCCCTGGTGCAGATGGTCAACGACCATCTCGCCGGACCTGACGGGTTCCTATCACCTGAGGACAGTGTGTTGGTTTTGGATTTGGGTTGGCAGACGGTAGGCACCGCCACCGATTCAGATGCCCTCCACGCGTTGTGGATTACTGAAGTGCTGACCAATCCCGAGTGGGGCGTGATCCGTTTTGCCGATGAACGCGGGGCGCAGGCGGTTCGCGACATCGCGGATCTGCATCGCAGGTCTGCGGTGGGCGAAGTTCCGTTTGCGTGGGCCGCATGGAGCGCCGCACGGAGCGCCGCATGGAGCGCCGCAGAGAGCGCCGCACGGAGCGCCGCACGGAGCGCCGCAGAGAGCGCCGATTGGAGCGCCGCATGGAGAGCCGCAGAGAGCGCCGCAGAGAGCGCCGCATGGAGCGCCGCATGGAGCGCCGCACGGAGCGCCGCACGGAGCGCCGCACTGAGCGCCGCACGGAGCGCCGCACTGAGCGCCGCAGAGAGCGCCGATTGGAGCGCCGCACGGAGCGCCGCACTTGTCGAGTTCACGCGTAAGGCGATCGCCCGGTGGCGCGAACTAGCCGACCTCGGCACTGAAAACGAGATCGACGCTGCGGATATCAATTCCGCTTTGGCTCGGATCCACGGCTGACGCAGGCGGGCCGCCGCCCCTGGCGCGGGACGACGGCCCTAACACCGGAAACAACACAACAAATGAAAGGCACTTCCGATGCTAGATCGAGATTCTAAACCCTCATGGTGGGACCACCACCAAACAAACTGGGCCGACCTGCCCGTCACCACCAACCCACCAATGGCTGACTTGAGCCATCTCCAAGAGTTCGAGGACCTGGCAGCGGCGGTCATGAGTGAACTGGACCGTGTCGGTGGCTGGCCGTTCATACCGCCGTGGCACTGGGAAACGGAGCCGACGATCTGGGAGCAGGTGAACGGCGATGCTGTTGTCGGGTTGCTGCGTGACTACCTCACCGAGGGAGACGCAGCATGAGGCGCAACGAGAAGTCCTGGCGGTACTGGTGGACGATGCCCCTGCTGATCGCTGCGGGCATCATCGGCCCTGGACTCACAGCACCCAAAGCCCACGCAGACATCACATCCGACGCCTTCATAATGGCACTCGACTCCGAAGGCATCACCTACAGCTCCAAACCCGCCGTCATCAACGCCGGCAAAGCCGTATGCGACGTCCTCGACACCGGCTCCACCATGTACGAAGCCTCAGTCTTCGTGTACAACAACTCCAACCTGAACCTGTATGACTCAGGGTATTTCGTGGGTGCCGCCACCGCATCGTTCTGCCCTGAACATTTGAGCGGCACGGGGTGGGTGTGATGGCGAACTCCCCGTTCATTCAGCTGGCTGAAGTCCACACCGACGACTGGCGTTCCCGCGCGATCTGCACCCACAAGGACGGCGACATTTGGTTCCTCAACGAATCCGGCCACTACGTCAACGACGCCGCCCGCCGCGTCTGCTGGACCTGCCCTGTCCAAGCGCCATGCCTCAAATTCGCGTTGCAACACAACGAGGCCGGCGTGTGGGGCGGCTTCTCAGAGAAGGAACGTGCCCGCATCAAGCGTGGCGAGCTGCCCCCGGTGAAACCGGCACGGTTCACCGAGAAGGAATGCTTGCAGTGCGGTGAGGTGTTCGAGCCGGTCACCCGCAGGGCAAGGTTTTGCTCGCAGAAATGCAAGAAGCGCGCCGCGAATGCGTTGCGGTCACAACCATCCCTGAAGATCTGCACGCAGTGCGGCGGCGAGTTTATGGGGACGTATGCGAAGACCTGCTCGAATGAGTGCCGCCGAGCGCAGAGGTGGGGCGCGTGAGCATCGATTGGTTCGCTGTGGAATGCGCCGTGAACGGAACTCCCATGCGACTTAACACCGAAGAGCGCCGAATGCTGGTGCGGCGGCGCCCGAAACTCCCCGAAGTGGAGTTGGCGCGAAGGGCGCACTGCACGGTCCGCACCATCGAACGGGACAGGGCTGAACTGCCTGCAGCAAAGCTGCAATCCTGCCCGGTGTGCGGGGAGGACGCATGGGTCACGACCGATGGCAACATGGAAGCCCACCCAGACAGGCTGTTTCAGGAATGCCCACTGTCGGAGACGGATTGGGAATCCCGTATCGCTGCAACAGTCATCTGGTTGTCTCGGCGTATCCGTAGCGGCGACTCCCTGCCCGTGTGGGCCTATCTGACAAGCCTCCCGGAAACCGAACGCACTCAACTGTTGATGGCTGCCCTTGCCGGTGTGCCAGATGTTGAGGACCCGTTCGCGTGGATCACAGAACTGGAGTCCGTTGCATGACCGACCTGTCTCATCCCCTGGTCATCATCAACGAGGACCGGCACTCGTGGCGAGACAAAGCCCTGTGCGCCCAAGTCGATGTGGGGGACATGTTTTTCCCCGGTAAGGGGGAGAGCGCGAAGCCGGCGAAGAGAATTTGTGCCCGGTGTGAGGTGCGGGCCGAATGCTTGGAGTTCGCGTTGGCGAATCGCGAGAACTACGGGGTGTTCGGTGGGTTGTCGGAGCGGGAACGGCGGCCTCTGCTCAAAGCGAATGGTGAGGATCAGGTGGCATGAGCAACGGGAACAGGCTCACCCCAGAGCAGGTGCAGACGATTCTGTTGATGACTCGTGAGGGGTGTTCCGCCAAGAGCATTGGGGAAGTGGTGGGTTGTTCGGCTCGGACGGTGGTTCGGGTTCGGGCGGCTGGTGACGCGCGTCTGGCGTCGCCGGATCAGTTTGTTCCGTTGAGCCAGGAGCAGAAAGATTTCGCCCAATATTTGCTTGATGACGGCGCACCCTATAACGAGGTTGCCCGCACGTTGGGTGTGAGCCGGACAACGGTCGAAAAGTATTTCCCTGGTTACGGGTGGTCGAAGAAGCAGGCTGCCGAGTTCATGGCTCTGGTCAAGAAGTTCCGCTGGTTGGAGGCTTCGTGATGTGCGTGTGTGGCCATAACCGGTCCCGTCACCGCTACCAGTGGGACAAGTTCCGGGGACGGTGGGACACGGGTTGTGACGCCACCAACTACCACGGCCCAGCCGGGCATGAACGCTGCCACTGCTCCGAATACCGAGACAAGGACGAAAACTGATGGTTGTTGATACACGGGTGATTACCGCGAGGGACGACGCGAAAGCCGGCGCGGCTGCGCTTGATGACGCGCGGTGCGCTTTGCATGAGTTGTTGAACGAGGGGCCGCCGTTGCAGTTCCTGGACCGCGAAGCACTCGAACTCAACCTGGATGTGGTGAACAAAGCGTTGTCGCGTGTGGATGCGGTGATCGGGTCGTTGGACCGGATTGCGGACAGGTGGACAGCATGAGTCAGTATCAGTATCTGAATCAGTGGGGCGAGAAAATACTCGGTCTCTACATTTCCACCCTCCCCGACTTCGGCGAGGATCACTGGCAGGTCCTGGGGTTAAAGGATCACGACTTCGACCGCAGGCACTACGGACGCCGGTACGAGCTCAAAAAGACCAATTCCTCAGGCACCCAAGGATGGGTTGCCGGCCGATTCTCCCGCGAGGAGTTGACCGGACTTAGGGACATGCTCACCAAGGTCCTGGAGGCTGACGATGAGTGACCAGACCCGTATCGAAGCCACGTTGAGGCAGATGTTCCGTGACCACTTCTTCGACGACACAACGCCAGAAGATGAACCACAGTGCTGTGTTGAAGAGTTCCTGGCGACGTTGAAAACCAACAGGATCGCGCTGGTGGAACTCCCGGAGAAGTTGGGGGAGGACGCCCCGTACTGGCGAACCCTCATCGGAAACGAACCAGAGGACGTGTATCCGAGCCCGCTGGGTCACATTGTGATCAGCGGCGCTGCCCATCTCGATTCGGTGGAGGAAGCCCGAGACCTCGCCGCTGCTCTTCTCGCTGCTGCTGCGGAGGTGACCGAATGAGCCTGTCTTTCAAACCAGCGACACGTGAAGCGTCCTACGCCCGCATCGCACTCTCCGGGCCATCCGGAAGCGGAAAAACCTACACCGCCCTCGCGCTCGGCACCGCTCTCGCGGACAAGGTAGCGGTCATCGACACCGAACGCGGATCCGCATCAAAATACGTGGGACTCAACGGCTGGCAGTTCGACACCGTACAACCAGACAGCTTCTCACCCCTGTCCCTCGTGGAACTGCTCGGGTTGGCGGCTGGCGGCGAGTACGGCTGCGTCATCGTCGACTCCCTGTCCCACTACTGGATGGGTGTCGACGGCATGCTCGAACAAGCCGACAGGCACGCCGTACGGGGCAACACGTTCGCCGGGTGGAAAGAAGTCCGACCCGACGAACGCCGCATGATCGACGCCCTGGTGTCCTATCCCGGTCACATCATCGTCACCATGCGGTCAAAAACCGAGTACGTCATCGAAGAGAACGAGCGCGGCAAGAAGACCCCTCGCAAGGTGGGCATGAAACCGGAACAGCGCGACGGAATCGAGTATGAGTTCGACGTTGTCGGCGACCTGGATCACGACAACACACTCACAGTAGTGAAGTCCCGAATCCACACCCTTGCCAAGGCTGTTGTGCCGATGCCGGGGGAGGAGTTCGCCCACCAGATACGGGATTGGTTGTCGGATGGGGCACGCGTCCCCACAGTCGCGGAGTACCGCAAACAAGCCCTGGCGGCCGAGACCCGTGAGGAACTCAAAGCCCTCTACGACGAGGTGTCTGGTCACAAACTCACCGTGGCTCCGACCGTAGACCGGGATGGGAACTCCACAGTGCTGGGCGATCTAATCACCGACCTAGCGCGCGAAATGAAAAGAGCCGAACAGTGAGCGACAACACCGGAATCGAGTGGACCGACGCCACATGGAATCCTGTCACCGGCTGCACCGAGGTCTCTCCGGGGTGTGATCACTGCTACGCCAAGACGTTCGCGGAACGCTGGCGCGGCACACCAGGCCACTACTTCGAGAACGGTTTTGATGTCCAGCTTCGTCCTGACAAGCTCGATCAGCCGTTGCGGTGGCGGAAGCCACGCAAGATCTTCGTCAACTCAATGTCCGACCTGTTCCACGACCAGGTGCCCGACGAGTACATCGCGAAGGTGTTCGCGGTCATGGCGCTGGCCGAGCGCCACACCTTCCAGTTGCTCACCAAACGGCACGGTCGGATGCGGTCGCTGCTGACCTCGGACGAGTTCGCCGCGGACGTGCACAAGTTCGGCACCTTCTACTCGATGCGCCTTGCCAGCGTGACCAAAGACCCGCGCGACGAAGGGCGCCGTTTCGCCCTCGAACTGCCATTACCGAACGTGTGGCTCGGTGTGAGCACCGAGAACCAGAAGTGGGCCGACGTCCGTATCCCCGCGCTGCTCGACACCCCGGCCGCTATCCGATTCATCAGCGCCCGCGTCGGCAAGAAGCGCACCGGCCGCGAGCTTGACGGCCGCACCTGGGACCAGTACCCCGAGGCAAATGCATGAGTCGCCGGTTCACGGGGTTTCCCCCGGAAGTCAAGGAACTGATCTGGGAGCGTGCTCACGGTCGTTGTGAACGGTGCGGTGAGTACGCCTCGGACGCTACTGCACACCATCGCAGGCCCCGTGGTCTCGGCGGCTCTCGACGCGTAGACACCAACGTGGCGTCTAACGGGCTGTGGGCTTGTGGTGCTTGTCATCGTTGGGCGGAGTCCTATCGGGCGCAAGCATTCGAGCACGGGTGGCTTGTTCGTCAAACTCAATCCCCCATCCAGATTCCCGTCCTCTACAGGGGCAACTGGGTGTTGCTCGACGACGACGGGTTTGTTTACCGAATCCCTACGGAGGCAGCGAAATGACCCTGTACTACCAGGACGATCAGGTCACCCTCTACCACGGGGACGCGCTCGACGTCGCTACCCAACTCGGGCCCGCTGCTGTGGATTGCATCGTGACCAGCCCGCCGTACTACGGGCTGCGCGACTACGGCACAGAGGGGCAGTACGGGCTGGAGGAATCGCCTGCCGCATATGTCGAGACGATGCGCGTACTGTTCGCTGAGTTGCGGCGTGTGTTGGCTGACGACGGCACACTCTGGCTGAACATCGGCGATAGCTACGCCAGCGGCCCCGTGGGAACGCAGAACGGGCAATGCGGTAAGCGCGCAACGGACGGCAAGCGCACCCGTGCAGAAAAGGATCTGAGTTGCCACCGTCCCGCATCGGATGTGCCACCCAAGAACCTTCTTGGAATCCCGTGGCGGGTGGCATTCGCGTTGCAGGATGACGGCTGGATTCTGCGGAACGACATCGTGTGGGCGAAACCGAATGGGATGCCCGAGTCGGTCACCGACCGCTTGTCGTCGAAGCATGAGTACCTGTTCATGTTCAGCAAGTCGCGGCGGTACTGGTTCGACCTCGACCCGATTCGCGAACCCGCACTGACGAAAGCGCACCCCATCGGATCAAAGGCATCTGCTGCTGTCACGGCGATGGGACACAAACACCACGGACGCATAGACGGTACTTTCGCCGACTACCAAGAGTCAGGACGTAATCCCGGTGACGTGTGGTCGATCCCGACCCAACCATTTCCGGGCGCGCACTTCGCCGTCTACCCCGTCGCGCTGCCGCAGCGTTGCATCCTCGCTGGCTGCAAACCGGGCGGCACCGTCCTAGACCCGTTCAGTGGCAGTGGCACAACCGGACTCGCCGCGCAGCGCACCGGCCGCAAGTACATCGGCATCGACCTCAACAGCGAGTACCTAGATCTCTCGCTGCGAACCAGACTGTCTGACTCTGCCCTGAACTTTGAGGAACCCGCATGAACACCTACCGGATACCTAACCCTGTGGAGGCAACACAATGAACCTCACACCCGAACAACTCGAAGCGATCGCCTACATCGTCCTCGCATTCACCGGACCCCCGTCGCTGGCGTACTTCCTCGTGAAGGGGCTGTTCAGGTGATGTACACGGTTTCTGGGACGTGGCCCCATTACATCGTCACCGGTGGAACAGAACCACCGAAATGCTTCAACTCCACCGTCACCGCCGTCAAATACCTGGAACAGATTCTCCAGCAAGGCGACACCATCAACTGGCAGGTCCCATGATCACCGTTGCTTGCGCCGAATGCGCCCGCACCCAAGGCCGCCCGGTGTCCGCTGAGTTCAACAGCACGGACGAAGCTGAGGCGTTCATCCGCCGGCACCACGCGCTCGCTGATCACAGGGCACACATCCCGGAAGAGGCGGCCTCGTGAGTGATTGCTTGTTGTGTGATCATCCCCGCTCCACCCACACACCCCAATGCCGTGTCCGGCTGGGTGTGGATGCGGATGACATGACCCGGTACACGCAGTGCCTATGCCCAGGATTCGAAGGCACAGAAGAGGAGGCGTTGGAGCCGTGAAAACCAGGCTTTACCAGCGGTTTTCGGGTAGTATCGAACGTGCGAACGAAGACGGCCCGGGCGGTGCTGGTAACACCGTGGCCCCGGGCCTAACCACTGGATTGGAGTGGCTGTGACTGATGATAGTCCACGCATCCCATACGACTGGGCAAGGGTGGAATGTCCCACCTGCGGATCTGCCCCGGACGCCCGCTGCCGCGCCAAGTCGGGCCGCACGACAGACGCCCACATGAAGCGCGTAGATCTGGCATTCGAGCGTTACGCCGAGATTCGAAGGTGGCGCATCCACAACGCCGTCATGAAAAAGTTGTTCGGCGGTGATGCGTCGTGAGGATCAGGTCCATCAAGCCTGAGTTCTGGCGGTCCGATGACATCACCAAACTGCCTATCTCGACCCGGCTCACGTTCATCGGCTTGTGGTCGTATGTAGATGACAACGGTGTTGGCGCAGACAAACTCGTCTCCATCGTTGCCGATCTGTACGCCGATGAATTCGCCCGCGAGCCTCTAGAGACCCTCAAGAGAGTCACTGAAGATCTGGAGAGACTAGCCAGCGGTGGACAGGTGACCCGCTATAAAGCCGTCCACAACGGAAGTCTCAAGGATCTGCTGTACATCACCAAGTGGAAACAGCATCAGCGGGTGAATCACCCCAGTCTTGGCCACAAGTATCCACTCCCACCAGCGGATATGGTCAACACGGCAGTGTCCCTCTTGAGTTCCTCTGGAGACCCTCACGAGAGTCTCACCCACGAACAGGGGAACAGGGGAACAGGGGAACAGGGGAAGGGGAGCAGGGGAGCAGGGGACGAGGAAGTCCCGCTTCCGCCCGAGCCACCGCCCGGACCGTACGACTCACCCCCCGTCGTCGTCGACACGGAACCGGTCTCAATCGAACTCGTCAACAAGCCCTCGAAGCCGCAACCATCCTCCGCTTCTAAGACCGTTGTCCGGCAAGAGCTTGGAAGCAACACCTATCCAAGAGCCACTGTTGATCGGCTGGCAGTCCAGGTTGAGAAGCTCACCCGCGAGGGACAGCCGGACGCCCTTATCCGGGAAGCGTTGCGTGAATGGGAACGAAGGCCTAACTGCAACCTCCCTGAGTACCTGCCAACAGTCCTCGGGGATGTCATCAAGTCGTCTCGATCAAGCAACCTCACCGCCGGCGAAGCGAAGGTCCTCGGATGGGCTGGCCTCGGAAACCCTGACCAGAGAAAGGCAATCGGACAATGAGCGACTCTTATCAGATCGCGGCAAATGCTCTTGCGAAGTGCGCCGCATACGACCCGTGGTTTCCTCAGCCGAACCGCGCCACCGTCGAGGCGTGGGCTGAGCAGATCGAACTGTGGAAGTTCAACCAGGCCGACGTGTTGGCCGGGGTGACGAAGATGTATTCCGATCATGGGAGCGGGTTTCGTCCGTTGCCGAAGGATCTTGTTGATGCTGCACGTGCGATCCGGCGGGATCGGTGCGAACGGGAGACTCCGGCGGAACGTGAGGCTCGTGAGGATGCCCGTGACGCGGAGTTGGAGCGCCGGCTGGCTGCGGCGGTTGGCCGGGTCGCTGAGATGAAGTCGATTGATCGTGCCTGACCGGTACGGGGATCCGACACCGGAGCCGCGGGTGTTTGTGCGTCCGAGGGTGAATGCGTTGTTGGTGCGGTGTTCGTGGTGCAAGGCGGGTGTGGGTTCTCGTTGTGTGGTTGCGGGGACGGATGTGGTGTTGCGGCGGTCTTCGTTTCATGACGTGAGGGTTCGGGATGCGGAGTTAGCGGCTACGGGCGCTCTGGCGCGTGGGCGGATGTCATGAGCGGCGGCGACAAGGGGGAGGGTGTGAAAGTCGCTCCACGTGGCGTACAGCCCCCAGAAACAACACCAGGAGACGAACAGTGAGCCACACGCTGACGCCTCATGAGATGCGCACAGAGTCAGGGAAGCGCCGCTGGATGGTCACCTGCTCCTGCGGATGGGTCCGCGCCATCCCCTGCCTCAACGAGAAACGAGCGCTCGAATCCGGGACCAGGGACCACATCGACAACCTGAAACCGCCCTGCCCAACCCCGGGCAAGAAGCGGTTCAAGACCCGTGAGAAGGCGAGCGCTGAGCTGCGGCTGTTTTGGCGGACATCAGGCAAAGGGAAGGTGATGCCGAACCGCGTGTATCAGTGCCCGTGTGGTTATTGGCATATGACGTCGAAGGTGGCCCGTCGATGACCATGTTTGTGTCGTCTGCGGATGATCCTCGTGTCTCGCACGCCCAGAACGCGCGGTCGTGTGACATCTGCAAAGCACCCAAAGGCAAACCCTGCATCAACACGATTCGTCCGGGTAAGCCGCTGCCCGGTCGGGTCATCCACTTCGGGCGGCTCACAGACAGAAACCGAGAACCGAAAGGCGACGAATGAACAACCCCGAGTTGCGTGCTGTACTCACAGAAGCCCAGCGGGCCAGCGTCCTCAGCAGGGCTGCTGCTGCTTTGCAGGAGGCTGAGCACCAATCGGGAGGTGGATTTCTCGGCTACAGAGCCCTCGCAGAAGCCGCGCTCGATGTGACCCTCGACGCACTCGCGTCTCTTCCTGGTGTGGCGGTAATACAACTACCCGAACCGTCTCACGGGCCAGATGGTGAAGGCCGGGTCACCTGGACGCCCTCCGTTTCCTCGGTCACGGCGACCCCGAACGCGGTGTGGGACGAGGACTTCGACATGACTCCCGAACATGCCCACGAGTTGGGGGCCGCGCTGATCGCTGCTGCGGTTGTAGCCGAGGGGGAAGACAACCATGGCTGACATCAACGTCTCGACTGAGGTGCTTGCCAGCGATGACGTATACCGGGGCGCACTGGTCGCTCTGCGTATGTGGCGTGAAAAGGGACGCGCCAGGGAGGACTGGCGGGAGTACCGCGACAGCGCCGTTGCTTGGCTGCGATTGGCGGCGGATCGATTGGAGGCTGTGCAGTGAGCGATGCTGCGGAGCGCGCGAAAGCAGCACTGGAAGGCGTCACCGAAGGACCGTGGACGTGGACGCACGGCATGGATGCCCGCGCGATGGTCCTCGGCCCAGACAACCTGCGCGTGAAGTTGGAGGGTTACCGGGACGCCGAGTTCATTGCTTCTGCGCGTTCGTTGGTCCCCGAGTTGATCGCCGAAGTCGAACGACTCCGGTCCTACAAGTCGCTACCCCTGGACATGGTGTGGCAGGACTACTACTCGCCCAATGACGTGCTGAAGATCCGCCAGCCACTCGATGCCGAGATCGAACAGCTACGCGCCGAAGTCGAACGACTCCGGGCGCAGGAAACACTAATTCGGGAACTGTGTGGCGGCGATTGGATCATGGTTGCGAACCCGCTGAATGACGACAAGCGAGAGCGCGCAGTGTGGGCCGCCGACATCCTCGCTGCGCTGGAGGGGGAGGAAGCGTGAGCCTCCGGTGCGATGTCTGCGGGAAGTTCTGCAAACAGCTGTACGACGTGTGGTGCAACCCCTACTGGAACGGGATTGATCACGAAGCGTGCGCCGATTGCGCTGGAGGGGGAGGAAGCATGAGCGACGGCAAGCGGTGTGCCCGATGTGGCCGCGCGGATTCCGTATTCGGGTCGTGGACTTACTTCGTCGCTCCGGATCGGATGCGGACGGTGTATCTGTGCCACGCCAACCAGGACGGGGCGAAGGCTGATCCGGACTGTTATCACCTGGCGACAACACTGCGTGATCCGATGCCTGATCACTACGACCAGAACCCCGGGGAGGAAGCATGAGCAGCGAAGCCCAGAACGTGATCGCCAACGCCCTGCGTGAGCACGGCTACAACGGTGCCTCGTGTGGTGCCGAGTATCCCCGGCACGAGTTCTGCACATGCGGCTGGTCTGGTCCCGGTGAAGGTGCGCACGAACAGCACCAGGCTTCTGAGGTTGATAAAGCCCTAGGAGGGCTCACCCGTCGATGGGGCGTGGTCATTGAACATCCCCCTCGTCCCGCTGACGGATATCCCGGAGCTGTGGTGGAACTGGACTCCTACAAGCTTCGCGAAGCCGCCGAGATAACCAAGCGTGATCAGTGGCCGGATGATTGCTACGAAGTCCGTTCCCGCTGGGTGTCGGGATGGAGCGAGGCATGAGCGACGCAGACACTGCACGGAAGAACGGCTGGAAGGTCGGAACCCGACTTGCCGGCGACGAAGGCCGCGGCGAAACGATCATCGAGATCACCGCGATCGGTGAGGAAGAAGTGCTGGCGAAAACCATCTCCCATGCGGGCCGACCTGTGCCGTACCGGGAGTCACTGTGGACCTTCGTGTGCCGGGATTGGCGGGAGGTTCCGCGGTGATTCAGGTTCATTGCAGGGAGTGCAACCGCGTGTGGGACCAGCCTTGTGAGGACTGCGGCAGGGACAAGGCCGACAAACACGCTATCGCGTCGGGGCATACGGATATTCACATCATCCCGGACACCACACCACCGCCTGTACGGGTGGGGCAGGGGTGGGCGGAATGGCTCACGAAAGGAACAGCATGACTTCCCCAGAGCGTGCCGCGTTGGTTGAACGCTGCGCCCAAGCCATCTGCGAAACAACCGCATCGGGCCGCATGTTCCCCTGGGACACCCTGACCGAATCACACAAGGTGCAGTGGCGGGCCATGGCGGATGCTGCGTTTGATGTCCTCATAGACGCCTGGGCGCCTCCCTTTTGACCGGCCGCAAGATCGTGTCCCCTGCCGATCACATTGACCGGGCCAAAGAGGAAGCCGCCGCGGGGGGATTACCAAGCAGCCCAGACTCACGCTCTGATCGCTATCGCCCAACTACTAGCCGAAAAGGACCAGCAATGAACTGGACCGTAGTGATGATTTCAACGCTCATCGTGTGCATCGTCGCCACGACCGTCGCCTTCGGCGGCACCATGGCCAACCTCGAATACGGAACCAACCGCGCGGCCGCCGCATTCGGATGCGCAACCGTCGCCCTCGCCGCCGTCGACATCCTGCTACTCGGGGCGGTGTGGCAGTGACCCTGTCCGTGATCCTCGCTGCCCAGGCTCGATTCATCCACGAGAGCCCTGTTTGTCCGGCGTGTTTCCAGCCCCGTGCCGAGCATTCCACCGACTGCAAAGGACACCACAAACGATGATTCCTCGGTACTCCACCAAAGACGTATGCACCAGCTGTTTCTTTGATTCTTGCGAGTGCTGCCGCGGCGGCGAATGCGCCTGCCAAAAGTTCAACCACCCTGTTGTCGGGTCGGTTGTGCAGTCTGAACCCAACGAGGCTAGGAGGCCTGAGAAGTGACCCAGCCGATCGACACCGATACCCATGCGGAAACACCCACAAAACCCAAACACATGAACCCCAACAAACTCCGCTACACCCTCTACCGGCTCACCATCGACTGGCTCCACCTTCACACCCAACTCCCCACACCACCACGCCAACAAACCCTCCGACACACCAAAACCCACACCTACGGACACCCCGCCGAATGGGCCAGCGACACCGCAGCACTCATCGCCGACATGCTCACAAGCTGGCACGACTACCTCGCCGAACAACGCAACGAAACCCCACCACCCCACGGAAACGAACAAAAACGAATCATCGCCGCCTGGAAATACCTCGAACCACGCTGCGAACAACTCACCCAACTCGTCACCCACGACGACCTCAAAGAACTACCCGACCTGCACCACCGAATCCTCCGCATACTCGGATACACCAAAGCACCCAAATACACACTCCCCGTGCCCTGCCCATCCTGCGGACTACTCGCAATGGAACGCACCATCGGAATGGGCGGCAACGACTACATCGCATGCGGCAACCCCGACTGCACCTACATCGTCCGCGACGACCCCGACGGGAAAAACTACAAATGGCTCATCCGCGTATGCCTCGACACGCTCATCGAGTCCGAACAACAACAAGCCGGTTGATCTTTCGTGTAAGATGACTGCCAGTAGAAGAACTATGCCCGCACCCGGACGAGCTTTCGGGTTTGTGGGCATTTTTCATGCTCACATCCGGGAAGGGACCCGAGCTTAGATGGCAGGAACCGCAGTCCTCACCCCTGACGGTATCGACACACTCGTCACCGCAGCTGAAGCAGCCGCACTATGCGGTGTCACCACCAGCACCATCTATGTGTGGGTCAACCGTGGCACCCTCGCACCGTCCGGGAAAAACCGCACCGGGCACAACGTTTACCGCGTCCTGGATGTAGCCAAAGCTGAACACGCTACCCGCGTAAAGGCCAGGCGGCACCGATGAGTGCTTTCCCTGCGCCGCGCACACTGACCGAACGCATCCAAGGCGCGCATTTCAATCTGAAACTTGCACGGCAGGCAGGCAACCCGGACATCATCGCCGCCGCTGAACGCATACTCGACCAGCTGCTTGACCGGTTACCCCGCCCACACGCCAGGAGAGATAGCACCAACCATGTCTGACTTCACCGAGATCGGTAAAGCTGCCGCGAAGGAAGTGAAGCATCGAGGCGGCGGTGGTATCGGCGCTCGGGGAGCCTGACGATGCCAACCCTTCACCTTCGTGTCTGCCCCGACCCTTGCGGCAAGGTGCGTTTCTCGGCGTGCAGCAAGGCTTGCCGACTCCCGAATGATATTGATCCGGAGTCGTGGCGTATCAACTTGCAGGACGGCGCCGGCACGATCGGTGGCCGGTCGGAATGAAACGCCGCGCGGCCCGCATCATGCGACGCGCAGCACGCCGCCTCATCGCCGTGTCACGCCACCTCGACCCACCCAAAGACGAAACCCGCCTCTACACAGGCAACATCTTCCAGCTGATCCTGGACCGCATCGAAACCACCCCACCCTGGACCAGACGCTCACTCACCGTCCACGACCCAGAACCGTGGGAACACCTCGACCTGTACCGGCCACCATCCCTACTCACCCGCATCTGGTGGTGCATACGAGGATGAACCTCACAGAATTTCTTACCGAGACGCTGAACAACCTGGTTCACCCCGGCGACGAAAACACCAAACCCTTCCCGATCCTCCTGCCGGGACTACGAACTGTCAGTGTCCCCCCGGAACTCGCCGGCCAGTTCGCTGAAGAAGCAGGGCTGCCGCACCTCGACACCCCGAAACTGGTCGCGGAAGCGCTCGCCGCGGCGATCACCCAAAACTATGTGATCCTCACACGCGAAGAGCACGAACAACTACGCCAGCAAGCAGCCGACGCACCAACCGGGCACCGCGTCATCAACATTCGCACCACACCCACGGGCCAGCCTGTCCTGTCGATCACCATCGACAAGGCAAGCAACGATGTTGTTGTCCCCGCGAAAGCGTTGCAGAAAGCAGCTGAACAGTGATCCACATTGAAGTTGACGGGAAAGTGCTGATGCACTCCGACCCTGGCGAGTGGATCACCACACCTCCCGACATTCCAACAGTCCAAAAAGCAGGCCCCAACGAACCGTGGATGCTTCTAGTCCAAGCGGCGCTCGCCAAAGCCGCCACCCTCGCGATGGCCGGGAAGAGACCTGAAGAAACCACAATCCGCGTGACCACACGGAAAAACGGCTGGATAGTGGACTACACCAATGGATGACGCTGCCCGCGCCCGACTCGAACTACGCCGATCCAACGCTGCCCAGCCGCACCGAAACCGGCACCGCGAACGCAAAACCGGACGTACCACAGACCGCAACATCTGCTACTGCGGCGACGCCGACTGCCCAGACTGCGGCGAATGGTACGAGTGACGAACTGAGCCCACACATGACCGACGTCGTGATCAACGGAACCCGATACGTTCCCGAAACCACCAACGGAACTCCAATCGGAATCGGAGTCACCACCCGAAACCGGAACACCATCGCCGACCAGACAATCGCCAAAATTCGCCGCCACACACCCAACGCCAAACTCGTCATCATCGACGACGCCAGCGACGAACCATACCCAGCAGCGACCTACCGATTCACTCAACGCGCAGGCATTGCCCGAGCCAAAAACAAATGCCTAGAACTCCTCAACGGCTGCGAACACATCTTCCTGTTCGACGACGACTGCTACCCCATCGCCGACAACTGGTACCAGCCCTACATCGACTCACCCGAGCCACACCTGATGTACCAGTTCGTCGACCTGGCCGGCGGGCGGAAACTCAACGACGTCACCAAGGTCTACGACGACGGTCACCACTTCGCGCTGACCGGCGCCCGCGGCTGCATGATCTACGTACACCGCAGCGTCATCGAAACAGTCGGTGGCCTCGACCCAGAGTTCGGCGGCTGGGGATGGGAACACCCCTCCTGGTCCGACCGCATCTACAACGCCGGCCTCACCACATTCCGGTACGGCGACGTGTGCGGCTCCAACAAACTCATTCACTCTATGGACGAGCACCTCGAAGTGAAACGCTCCGTCCCCACCGAAGAACGCAAAGCCGTCGCTACCCGAAACGCCGACCTGTACTGGCAACACCACTACACCAGCAGCCACTACATCCCACTCGTCACGCCGGATCGTCGCGTCGTGCTGACTTGTCTGCTGTCCAACAAACCTGACCCGCAACGCAACACACGCATGCGGCCCGACGTCAAACTGCTCGAAACGCTGATCACCTCAATCACCGACGCCGAAACCGTCGTGCTGTGCGACAACCCACTCACCCACCCGCAGGCGTCATTCGAGCGAGTCACCAGCCCAGTAGACAACCCATACTTCGCGCGCTGGTACCTGTACTACCAATGGTTACGCGCCAACCCCGACGTCAAATGGGTGTGGTGCGTAGACGGCACCGACGTCGAAATGCTCACCCCTCCGTGGGAACACATGGAAACCGGGAAACTGTACATCGGGCACGAACCCGCCGTCGTGGGGATCGACTGGATGCGCGACAACCACAAAGCCACCCACCTGCAAACATTCATCGACACCCACGCCGACCACACCCTATTGAACGCGGGGATCGTCGGAGGTGACCGGGAAACCGTCATGACATTCACCCACGACATGATCGCCGACCACGAAGACCAACAACGACGCATCTGGCACAAAGAAGACACCAAAGGCACCATCATCGGTGACATGGCCACACTCAACTACATCGCCTACACCAAACACGCAGACTGTCTCGTCTACGGTCCGCGCGTCGCAACAGTTTTCAAAGCTACCGAGCGCAACCCGTGGAGCTGGTGGAGGCACAAATAAACATGGACCAGAACCTGAAACCCGGCGACGACGTACGCGGCCGCACATGGCAAGAAATCGCAGACGATCCTCGGGTGCTCGACGAGTGGCACCACGATGAGTGACGGGCAGCGGCCGGCGCAGATCACGCCGAACAGGGGAAACAATCCGTGCGTGTGCGGGGCGATCCATCCGTGCTGTCGGTTCCTAGTCGGCGGCGGTTGTCCGCATGCGACACCTGGGGATCATCACCATGCGCCGAATCAATTGCCCGGGTGGAACACGGAAGGTGGGCAGTTGGCCGGGACGGTGGCCATGCTGATGGAGAGGCAGCGTGAGGAGGAAACTCCGGGGACGCGTGTGATGGATCGCTTTGTGCGGCAGACGGTTGAGCGGCAGATGCTCGCGGAGGCGGCTGAGCGTGAGGCGGAGTTACGGCGGCATCGCGGTGAGTAAGGGCGACGCACGCCCGGTTCTTGACCCGGCAGGCCGAGGCACGTGCGGCTGCACGTGCGGCTGAGTTGGATGCGCCGCTGACCGAGTGCCTTGGCTGCCGTGCGACGTTGACGCGGCGGATGGTGCGCGACGGCCAGGTGGTCCAGCTTGGGCCTGGGTCGATGTGTCGGGCGTGCTATCTCGCGGCTGACGACATCTGATTGCGTTCGTCGAGTAGCATGGTCGACCACGTTGGTATCGTCATCGACCCCGAATACGACTACGGCAGCATCACACCACGACTCACACCACACTCCACCGTCGCCGTGAAAACCACACACATACGACCAAAGACCTCGTGAACAACGCCCCGCCCAGCCGGAGCAACGTGGAGACACACAAATGGGCCTCGCAACCATCACCATCCACCAGCGAACCGTCCACAAACAATTCCACCAACAAACCGCGTGGGAAAAAGAACTACACGCCTACCAAACACTCCCCTGGGCCACACCCAAACTCATCAACCACGGCCACATGTGGATCGAAACGGAACGTTGCACACCCATCCTCAACCTGCACCCCAACTGGTCACGCCGCTACGCTGAACCGCTCTGGGACCTACTCACATCCATCCACCAATCAGGATGGTGGCACTGCGACCCATGCCTCATCAACGTTGTCATCCACCCCGACCGAGGCGCGCTGCTCATCGACTTCGAAAACCTCACCCCGGCAACCGGTGACCGCTCCTACGACCTGCACGGCGCACGCGCCGCCGGCGTAGAGCCAGCGTGGCACGGGCCAGGACCAGACGGAGTCCACTGGGGAGGACCGTGGGACACATGCCCCGGACCATACTGGGACCACACATGACCTACACCATCGGCATCGTCGCCCACACCACACGCGCAGAACAAGCCCACCAACTCATGGAAACCGTGGGCGCCGCATACATGAACATCGACAACGGCGCACTCGGATGCGAAGCCAACCACCGCAAAGTGTGGCAACACCTCACCCGCCACAACACAAACTGGCTCGTGGTCCTCGAAGACGATGCAATACCGTGCAACAACTTCCGCGACCAGCTCCACGCCGCACTAACAGCGGCACCCAGCCCAGTAGTCTCCCTCTACCTCGGACGCGAACGGCCACGCGAATACCAACAACGCATCGCCAAAGCCGCCGACACCACAGCCCACTGGCTCACCTGCCGGCGCCTACTCCACGCAGTCGGCATCGCCATACACGCCGACCTCGTACCGAACATGCTCAACAACCTGCCCAACGGCAAACCCATCGACGAAGCCATCAGCGCATGGGCACGCCACCAAGGCCACACCATCGCCTACACATGGCCCAGCCTCATCGACCACGCAGACACACCGTCACTCACCGGCCGTCGCGGACCAGCACCCGGGCGCGTCGCATGGAGACACGGCGACCGCGACCAGTGGACCAGCGGCACACACCCGCTCTGACCTGCGCAGCAAACGCCGCGGGGCAGTAAAACCGCAGGTCAGAGGGGGTGGGGAGGGCCCCCGGCAACCCCCCCGACCGCTCCCGAAGGCAT